GACTTTTTGTTGATCGTTGGGTCCAGCGTGGGATCAAAGAACAGGACCTCACGACATTGATCAGCTAAGTCTGACGCAGAGAAGTTGGTGACAAATTGCATGATTGTCTCCTATCTGTTTCGTGTGGAATCTCCTATTGGTCTGGTGTTGTGAAAAGATAATAGCGACTTGTTGTGATATCTTCCATGACTAAACTGCAAGGCTGAGACTTAGCCTAGACAGGTCTACTTTAGGCCGCGAGCCAGGAACAACGTCACGCGGACCATCGAGTTCGAAATAAGCAAGTTTCGTATCAAGCCATACAACAGCACGGTCAATGTTTACAGTCTCATCAGGCAAGGTAGCCATGTCGGCATGTTGCGTATAGACCAATCCATCAGTTGCAACATCCCGCAGATTAACGGTGCCAGATATGCCGAACCCTCGGCCCTGATATTCATTGTGTGCTATCAGATACTGAACGAGGTTTAGGTTCACAGCACTCTTGAATTCACCGGTAGTCACAACTTGGTTGAAAGTATTCAACGCGATTGGACTTTTTGATGAGGCACTCACGGACTGTGTGAGCTGATACGTGTACGGTGTGTCATAGTAAATGCTACAGGAAACGCTGGTGGGCGTGGTCGAGTAGTTATACACGCCATGCTCAGGAAAATACACGTCTATGCTTGCACCTGAATAGAACTTCCTCAACAGGGTAAGAGAGAAAGGAAACGTCTGTCGTCCTGTCCAGCTATAGCTTACAGAAACATTGCCAGTATTATCCTTTCTGGAGGTAAAGCCAGAGACGGTCGTCAAGGCACTCGCAGCAAACTGTTGATAAAAATAACCACCAGCAGCTGGAGAGGTCTTGGCATAACGCATCACGGCAAGATAGAACTTTGTGCCTGCCGTCTTGCCTGCAACGGGATTGAGGAAATCGTCATTGCCCAAAAAAGCGCGGGTCTTGTTTAGCATCGTCGTTAGACTAGCAGGGTTGGAACTCAAGTTCCCAAGAGAAAAACCATCACGGCTATCAAAGAAAGCCATTTCACGACGATCTAGATCCAGGTTGGGTTTCATTATAAGTTGCATAGCATGTTCCCTAGTGTTGGTTCAGTGTTGAACCCACTCGACCGCTTTAAGCAATTACTTCAATACGATGATCGCGGCTGGACCATACACGCTCACGAATAGCACGAGGCATGATGATACATCCTGATGATGCAGTGCCTGGGTTACGCAGTGAGTCACCGTGCATCTGAAATGCGGAGCGACCAAACATGGTGTTCGCAGCATCAGGCACAAGGTCCATGGCGTAAGGACCAGTCTTCAAACTTTGATGGGGTGGATTAATTGTGTAGTAGCCCACAGGAATAGGTCCCATGCCAACAACGTTCTGGCATTCATGTTTGTTCTTGTACTCACCTTTACCGGCATAACCCTTGGCAACTACTGCGCCTGAGTCGTCACGGAGTTCGCCAGTTGTCTGTTTGTATTGCCACATGTGTGTAGTCCTCTTTAGGAAATGCGTGGAGAAACGACAAAGCCCCAATTAAGGGGCTTGCTGTGTTACGAACGATGATAAACGCCAGCGCTGCGGAACAACTTGAAGACAGCAGCAGGTGTTTTGCCTGCGGACTTCGCCAGTTCTGGTGTGATTTTAGCAATGATTTTGCCAGACTTTTTATCACGCAACGAAACACTGTTATCCATCTCTTTGTCGATCATCAAAGATTCAGCGTGAGTGTGACTGAGCTTTTTACCTGTTGCAGTGTTGATAGCCTTGTACACATCTTTGAGCGACTTCTTATCTTCCTCAGGCAATGCTTTGTAGGCATCGGCTGGGTTTTTAGGAATCGCTGTTTTTGTGCGTGCTTTTGCAGGTGACTTACCATGCAAGAGTTCGAACGGTGCAATGCCAGCAGGCTTTTTAGAAGCAGTGCGAGGCTTGGTAGCTTTGGTAGCAGGCTTGGTGGCTTTGGTACTAGCTGAATCAAGCGCATCAAACTTTTCTTGAGTCGTGAACTTAGGAGCGTACAATCCAGTAACGCCCTTTCTCTTAAAGCCTTTGATATCAGCTTTGACAACAGTGCCAGGGCTGGCGAGATCAGAACTAACGATAGGCATTATCAAGCCTGTCAGTCCGTGCTGCTTTTGCAGATTGCGAATAGTCATGTTTGCATAACGCGCGTCTTTCTTGGCTTGAGCGGCAGCGGCCTTCATTTTCTTGGCTTTGAGTTGTAAGGTTTCCTTGCTCTGTGGCGTCTTTGCGTTTTTAGCCTTCGCGGTTGTCTGGTGATACCCGACATAGTTTTTAACGTATGCGGCACACGCTTTCTGACACGCCTTCAATTGATTTTTGATAGACGTGATTGCAGCGCGTTTAACGCTAGGTAAAATTAAGGTCGTTACACCGCCTACCTTCGCAAATTTAAAACCTTTTGCCCGGGCTTTGGCTCCAGGACTAAACGCTTTTGCTGATTCAGAGCGCTGGACAGCAGTGCCCAGATTGATTGTGATAATTGTCATTATATTGTCCTGAGAAAATGTAGTGTCATGCAAAAAGCCCCAATTAAGGGGCTTATAGTTTTATGCAGATGGTATGCCAATATCACGAGCCACTGCCGCAGCTTCACGACTGGTGATGCCTTCGGCTTTTAAATCAGCAGCTTCCATGGTAAAGTTCTTACGCGTGCTTTCGTTGATGAAAGTAATCTTTGTACCGTACATGCGATAGTGCCACTGTTTGGTCAAAGAGCCTTTAATCTTGTCCTGCACGATGCGATTGAATGCGCTGCGCAAATGCCCATCAACTACAACACGAGGACTGCGTTTCTTGGCCGACTTAGAGCTGGCTGTAGGGGCACCCAGATTGATTGTAATAATAGCCATGATAGTGTCCTGAGAAAATTGATCGTCACGTAAAAAGCCCCAACAAAGGGGCTTATAGATTTAACGCCAAGCGTAAGTTGCTACCGTGCGATCAACTTTGTCATGCTTCTGCAAATTCTTGACAGAGTTTTCAAATTTCTTACGGGCATAGGACGCGCTGCCTCCGAGATCTGTACCGCCACCGTTACCGCCGAAGTTAGCATAGGAGTCCCACTTGCCTGTCTTGCGGTTCAGGTTCATACGATAGCTTGCAGTTCCCAGCTTGTATTCAATGCTGTTGCCTTTGATAACAAACTTGCCTTTAGCAACGCCGCCTTTCTCGACGAGAGATTTGACGACGTTCTTAACTTCTTTCGAAGCAGGGAAGTGGTCATGTGCAGCAATGCTAACCTTGGTGCCTGGGATGCGTTTGGTGGAGAAGCTATCAAGCGGCATGTCGCGGAGCTTAGGAACTTCTTTGCTTGAGTCGCCTGCAAGAGCAGCATCAAGAGCGGAAGATGCATCCTTAGCAGCTTTATTTTCTGCAATGCGATTCCTGCTGCGGCGTAAGGCTTCCGCATGGCTAGGCATTTTGCTCAGGCCTGTAGGAGTTGTAGGACCCTCATACGGCTTAGCTGGTGCTTTCTTGGCTGCTTTGGTAACAGTGCCAGCACCCAGCGCTTCGAACTTAGCGTCAGTGGTGAACTTAGGTTTGAACACGCCACGTTTGCCATCAGCACCGAACTGATCGATCTTAGCAGCAGCCAGTTTCTTGGCGTTAGCCAGAACAGCGTCGTTGATAGCAAGTTTCAGGCCAGACAGCTTGTGGGTACGCGCAGCTTTGTTGGCTTCACGCAATGCAGCTTTAGCAGTCTTGTTCAGCGCACTCACCTGACCTTTAATGGTCTTGGCTTTTACCTTGAGTGCTTTCTTGCGCTCTGGAGTAGAGGCCGCTTCTGCTTGCTTGAGCACACTGGCGTGGGATGCAACAAGACGCAGGGCTTTGCTGCGATCTGTCTTAGCACGTTTCAGATGCGTTTTGATTTCGGTCAGACCGGCACGGGCACTGCTCGGCAGCACCAGCTCCGCATGGCCAGCAACACGAGCAAATTTGTAGTGAGCTTTCTTGGCAGCAGATTCAGATGCAACATCATCGCCGCCCAAGTTGAAGGAAATGATTGACATGTTATGAGTCCTGTTGTTAATTGGTCGGCGAGTATATCGTCCTGAGGGTTCGTTCTCATCTGCAACAGAGTGTTTGGATTCAAACAGTTCACGGAGCTGTTTACCAATTGCCTCTTTGATGCGCAATTGATGTTCCTCATCGTTGTGTGCAGACGGGTCTTGGAAGCTAACTTCGATTTCATTGCGCTGCGGATTGTATACAGCATAACGCAATGGTGCAATGTCCTGCACGGCCATCCAGTCAGCCAGCACGCTGTCCAACAAAGGACTTGGAGCAAGGCCCAGCTCGTTGAGACTGAACATCGCGCTGGACAGTGGAGGCGGACCACTCAAGCTGCGGAACTTGCCTGTGCGCTGTGCGTCAACAATCTGGAGCGCATGATACAAAGTCTGGTACGTGCCATCGACTGCCATGATCTTGCTGGCAGTGCGATACTGATTTGATGCCAGACCAGTACGCGTCAGCTTGATTTTGTTAACAAGATAATCGCCGTCCTCATTAGCTGTGACGTAAGCATAAATTGGATTGCGATCATCACCAGCAACTTGTTCACACGCAAGCACGCGCACCGGATAGCCGGGAGTTGCGATGATGCGTTGGAGCTGCAATGCATCCATTACAGATGCAGCAACGGAGACGACGACTTGGGCCATGCTACACTCCGACGTTTTTGGTGATGTTGATTACGCGAGTAACCCAGCCCCAGAAGTTTTCCTCCTGCGACTTATCGGCGTAGGCAATGTTATACAGCTTGCCAATACGCAGGCCGTTATACACATAGCTGAAAATCTTCATGCCCTCAGCGCCGCGTGCAGACTGCAAGGCAGCTAAGGCATTTAAGGTACCAGGACCGATAGCGCCATCTTCGGCAATATCTTTCCACAGCTTCTGCTGGTTGTTCGATGTGTTGAGCAAACCCTGCAGGGCTTTAGCCGCGGCTCCAGTACCAGAGTTCACGCCGTAGTCAAACACCCACACAGCAAGTGACTGGCTGTATTTTTCCAGCTCGCTACAACGACAACGATCCCAAAACGCTTTTGAGTAAATGTCGTAAGCCTGCTGATAAGTCATATCGCGCATATTACCTGTATAGCCACACTCGCGTGCCTTAGCTTGAGTGACGCCGTACTTAGTTGGACCGCCGCGGTCGTTGGCACGATCTGTGTATTTGTCGCCACCCTCACGGTCAATCACTTCTTTGATTGACTTGTCTTTGAATGCTGTCATTTTCTTACCCTCCTAGCAGGTTGGTAAAAATTACTATCAAAGACAAAAATGGGCGGCACAAGGCCACCCAAGTCTATCTGCGACGATTACGCCACATAGTTACTGCAAGAGCTACTGAGGCAACAGCAAGTACAACACCGCTGCCAAGCAATTCCGTTTGATAAGCTGTTAACGGATTATAAACCACATTAAAACTCCATTGACTAGGCCTACGTCTACGACATAGACCCACCTCAGCGTTGTGCTGGGATTCATTTCAGCTACACGCCATTCATAGATGTAAGCGGACAGCAACACAGCCACAACAAGAACACTGGACGCAGGAATGCTGAGATTGCCGGGCACTTCCATAAACACGTTCATGATGAGACTGACACAAATAGCCACAAACAACAGCAACCAGAACTGGTCACGGGCCTGAGTAATGTTGCGATGCATAACGGCGCAGGCGACAAGTGACAAGATCATACACACATCAAAATCTGGAGATTGTATTGTCACTTCTCGACTCCCTGATTGCCTACACGGGCATCAACAATGTTGTCCACTTTTTCCACGTTGCCACGAATATAGCCCAGCTCAAACACTTGAACGTCGTGGCGTAATACCGCTTCACCTATTGTGTCGCACTTACCACTTTTGAGATCCATAAAAGCAGCGCACAGTCGGCGAGTAACAGGCTGAGCCATGATCTTGGCAAGTCTGTGTCGGTTGATTGGACTCAACTTAACAGGCAGGCTATCAATCATTTTGTTCACGTCAGTTTTACCACCAGCATAAATCCACTGACAGATAGCTGAGGTCACTGGCTTTTGATGCGTCTTTGAAGGCAGGGTGTAGATGAACGTCATCAGGCTGTGCAGCAAACTGTTGGCGATAGCACGACGCGTTATCTCTTCCAGATAGCTGCCGATGGGTGTCATGCGTGCTCGAACGGGAACTGCCTCGTCCAGGTCAACATCAACATCCAGACCGTAGTTCTTTAAGACTCGGCGATTGCCAAACACAAACACGATGTGATCACTGAGGTCGCGAATAGCAGCAGCGTTGCGATCATACTCTCTTGTACCTACGATAAAGATGTGTTTGCGATAACGGCCGTTGGGATCAAGATAGCCGGACTGTGGTAAAAAGGTTACACGGTCTACCTTGTGGGTGCGCAACAGCCATGCCCTGACCTGCTCAGGGCTTTTGTCAGTTACTGCAATGACAGGCATTTATATATCCTTTAGCGGGTTTTCTTCTGGGCTGATTCTCAGGAGACGCAAGCGCAGTGCTGCGGCAACCTCAGGATGAGCATACAAACACGTTGGGGTAATGCGTACATCCTGTCGAGGCACAATGGCCGTCGCAGGAGCCCGTTCACCCAAGAGGTAATACTTCAAGCGCTGCCACACTGTGGGCGTGATCGCAACTTCACGAATCATGCGAACATCGTCAACAACTCGGTGGTGCTTGTACGGCAACATGTCCTGAGTTATTTCCTCAAACGTTTTGTACACTATCATTTACAGCCTCCCTTCCTCGATTGTTCTAATTGTTTTCGGTAGTGCGGATGAATGTGCAAGGTGTCGTCCTCAACCCACACTTGACGTGCAGGTCTTACACAAGTCTTGTACTCTGTCTTGGAAGAACCAAACAGTCTTCGCAACCAAGATACGTCAATCTCCAAGCGAGTGGAGGTAACTACCTGTGGGTCATAAACAACGTGATACTTGCGGAAGACTTGAGGGTTATGCAAAACAAGTTCTAAGGAATACACCGAGCGCGTTTTCATACACTAACCTTATCCAGAGTAGATATGCCTTTCTCTTTTGTCACTGTCCAGCGATTCTCAGAGAAGCCATCATCGAGTGGTGTAATCCAAAAGATGTTTGGCACAATCTGTTTGAGTATCGGCAGGAAGTTCTCGCGCATGTGATCGATAACACTCTCACTGCAATGAGACTCAGGTTCATCCAACACAATAAAGTTTGTGCGACGTGCCTGAGGAATAAATGGCATAATGGCGATTGCATACAACAGGCGGAAGCAGTTGCTCTCAGCACCACTCATGATGCTTATGTCCGTTGTCTGCCCAGCAGTAACGCGAGTCACAAGTGCCAACACACCTTGCTTGCTGGTGGTCAAAGTAAAGTGCATTGGTTCCGGGAACACAAGTGGACTGTACTCGTTGAGCTTGTTCTCTATCTGCTTCAATCTGCCTTCAACTGCTTTGAGTTTCAGACTGGTATTGCTGTAACCTTTGTACAAGATCTCAAACAGCTTGCGTTTCTCAATCAGAGGAAGGAGTTTCTCCAGCTTAGCGTTGAGGCTGTCTAAGGTTTCTTGATGGTGGTCGAACTCCTGCAACTTGCTTTTTAAGTTCTGCACCTTTGTCTCACGTTCAGCGATTGCTGAGGTGAGTTCCTTCATTGCTGCGTCCGCTGCCGCATACTGCTTGTCAATGGACTTGAAGCTGGTCTCAGGACGTTTGAATGCCTTGAGTGTCTGCTCAAGTTCACGCAGGCTTTCGAGATCTTTGATGCGCTGCTTGACTTGTTTCCTGCTGCCCTCAGGCTTCTTAACCTTTTTAGGACGGCGCAATGATTCAAGTTTGGTTGTCAACTTATCAAACTTCTTTGCCTGTTCAAAGTCGGTTTCGATTTGTTCAATCTTGGCACGCACCTTGTCCAGACTTTTCTTCAACTGCTTTTTACTGTGCTGAGGACGCTCAACTGGATCAGCTTGGAGTTCTTCCAACTCAGAGCTAAACACATGGTAGATGATATCGTGGTCGCAGTCTGCAACAGTCTTCTCAGCACGCACCTTAGCTTTGCCCAAACTCTTTATGTCAACGTCCTGACTACAGGTAGGACAGGTTGTGCCGTCATCAAGATGTTCGTGCAGTCTGTGGTAGGCTTTGATTACTGCTCTGGCTTCTGCTCTTTCTTCCTCAGCTTCTTCACGAGTTCGCTTAGGCTTTTTGCGCTTAGCCAGTTCGTCAGCCAACTCCTGGAGTCGTCCCTTGTAGGAGTCGTAGGCTTGTCCTTGCTCATCAAGGTCTTCCAAGTCTTGCTCAATCTGTTCCTCTTCCTTGATCAAGGCACCGTGGCGTTTCGCCAGCTTTTTGGTGTCTACGCTTTCTGACAGACCAAGCTCTGTGATACGCGACTCAAGCTCCGTGCGAGTCTCTTTATATTCTTCCAGTTCTTCCGCATAGTCGGCATAGTCTGCAAACTGTTGGAGTTGAACACGCAACAGCTTTAACTCTGTGCGGCTGTCATCTGACTCAACACCTAGTTGTTCAATCTTGGCCAACGTTGCTTCATACTGCTTGGCATTGTTGCGTACAGTACTCAGTTCAACAAAGCTCTGGTACATTTCGTTGCGCTGCTCTTTGAGAGTGTCGCAACGGGCGATCATCTTCTTGAGGCGCTTGCGGTCTTTCGGACTGATCTTGATTGCGTTCTGCTTGCGTTGAGTAACATCAAGCATGTCCGCCAGACCTTTGGATTCAGTCTCTGCATCACGGGCAGCGTCCAGCTTTTCTTTCAGCTTGGCACGAATGCGGTCATACACATCAAGATTGAACACGTTGGTCAGATACTGGAGACGCTCACTCGGTGTTGCACGCTGGAACGGATGAGGTACCTGCGTTGTGATATAGGCATAGCTGTAGAACTCTTCCCTGTTGAGAGGAAAGTGTTTCTCAATCCAGCCACGCGCAACGTCCTGACGATCTACTTTCTGGTCTTCGCCGTCGTGAGTAACCTGATACTTCTTGGCTGTCTGCAACACGGTAATGTCTTTGCCATCAGGTGCGCCCCAAGTAAGTTCGATTTCACTTTCCTTGTTGCCCAGCATGTTGGTCTTTGCTTTCTTGGTCATTGCCAAGGGGTCTGCTTCATACAACAGATTTGGAATACTACCAAACATCAAACTCTTGCCAACACCGTTACGGTTGTCTTTGAGATTCTGACTGTCCTTGTTCAGGCCACTGATGGTTACAAACCCTTCATTATCGAGGTCTTGAAGATTCAATTCCTCGTAGACGCCTACTTTTTTAAGACGTATAGACTTTAGGCGAATGCCGTGCTGCATCAATCGGCCTCTGTGATTTCATCAACGTGCAGACCTTCCAGCCCATTCTGTCGGGCGAGTTGATCTAGTTCTCTGTCCGTAAACTCACGGGTTCCCTGAGCGACAACAACGATCTCATCATTGCCATCAATGTCATGAGTTGACTTGCGATAGTACGCACGGTGAATGATAACGCGATGTTTAGCCATAGTCAGGACCACACTGAGGTAGGTTGAACCCAAACGTCTGCGCCATACTGAGCACGGAACTGATCGAGAGTTTGTTCGGACACAGGACAAAACGTCTGCTCCAGGACTTCTACTTCAACGATTGGCTCGTTGGTGTACGGGTCAATGTCTGGAACGTGACGGCAGATTGCGAATGCTGAGTGAGGCTTAAAATGTGACATATCAGAAACCTGTTAAGATACAAGACTATGCCCAATATTTACAGAATTTTCTCATGGAACGACAAAAGGACCACCAGCAGGCAGTCCTTTGTTTTATAGCTTCCTCAGCTTCTTGCGCTTGTCTGGGTTGGCACGTTCAGGACGTTTAATCTGATTGGCAGACTTGCGTGCCTGAGCAATGCGGCGTTTGAGATCTTCGCGCTGACGCTTGTTGCTGTCGTTGTCCTGATCGGTACCTTCAAGTTTCTTCAAACGGTCAAGCTGTTCAACCATTCGATCAATTTGTGCAGCACGTCCCAGCTTTTGCTGGTGGACACGCACAGCATCTTGTTGAACCATGCGGCTACGTTGTGCTTGTCTCATCTTCTTTCTGGCAGGAGCAGGGTCACGCCCTTTTGCCTGTGCATCGCTTACATCTTTTCTGGCTTCTGTTTCATTGCGCTTAGCATTTTGGAGATCGTTTTTGCTGTTCTCCAATGCCTTCTTTTGATTCTCAGTCATCTTTGAATCACTGAGACTGATAAGAATTTCCATACGTGCTCCAAAAGAAAAGGGGATGAGCCACGCTTGGTGAGTCATCCCCTATTGGTCAAGGTGCGCTATACACCCGGCCTTCTGGCCTACCATATTTGATAACCCTGCTGTGGTCACAGGGAGATAGGGATCACCTCCAAACGCACTACTCATGCAGATGCTGTGTGCCATGCCAAATGCCTTCGAACAAATCGTTTAACATCTGGCTCGACGCCAATCTCACGGTAATAGTTTATAAGCTCTTGCTCACTACGGAACCACAGCAAGTCTTTGCCCAGAAAGGGAATGACAATATACTGGTGGCGGCCCAGCACGTTAACGCTGAGGTAGGTATCCCCGTTGTACTGATTATTAGCGATGGGTAATACTGACATTATCTCACGAAAGTCTGGAGCTGACACTAGGCTTTTTGTGCCTATGCTCCACACTGCACCATTTTGTCCGTCATGTTTTATAATCACAGGTCCCATGCAAGATACAAACCGCGCGACTTCTTGGCCGTTAACGCGTTGTGCACCAAACATAAAGCGTGCTAGATTCTTGAGATCAGAAGAAGTGAACGGATGCTTAACTGTGCAGCGGTCTTTACTTAAACTAAGTAGACCGGACATATACAACCCCTTGTTGGCTTGCAGCCTCATCACTATACGACTAAATTAGCAACAGGACTGAGTTTCGTGAATGGAAACAGAAAAGGGAAGGCTTGCGCCCTCCCCTTCAAATTAGTCCCGAGACTTGGTCTTCTTTTTCTTCTTCTTCTTTTCAGATTTATCTGCTTTGGCGTCTTCAGGCATGGACAAGGTGCTCATCTTGCCTTCATTGAGATCTGCCATCAGGGTCATGACCTTGGACTCAATCATGATCTCTGCTGGAATGCTGGTGGTGTTAAACCCAATCTCAGATTCAGCCAGTGCAGTTTGCAGATAGATCAAACGCACAGGGTTAACGTTGATCTTGTTCTGCTTGGCCATGTTGAGGAACATCTTGAGGCCAGCCGTCTGCCACTTGTTCGTCTCAGCCATGTGACCGATGATGCCGTGAATAACCCAACGCGCTTTCATCACAATGCCACGCGGGTTGTTTGCCTCACGAATAAACTGGACGACACTGATAAGGTCCATATCGAGATACGCACCAATCATCTGAACTGCTTTAGCTTCCATTTCGATTTCTGGATCAGCTGAGGCAAGTTCATTGACCAATGCCTTATCAAACTTCTCACCGCCAACTACAGACGAGTAGATCGTTTGCAACATGCCGATTGCACCACGCATCTGTCCACCAGCATACTCTGCCACTGACTTGATCGCTTCTTCTGCACGTTCACGCGACTTGTCTTTCTTAGGCATGATGCCTTCTGTTTCAGCAATCTCGGTCAGACGCTTGGCGATAACATCGAGTTTGATTGGCTGAATAGGAAGGTTGGTAGCACGACTGACGATAGTCGGCTTCATCTTCTCAGGGTTGGTTGTGACAAAGATCCACACAGTGTGCTCTGGCGGTTCTTCTGTTGTCACAAGGAACTTGGACTCTGCCTGAGGACTCATCAAGTGTGCTTCGTCGAGAATGTACACACGACGTTTGAACATCGGACTGAGTTCAGCACTATCAATGATCTTCTGGCTGCCGTCTACTTTACCCCAATCGCCACCCATGTCGTAGCTCAGGATATCTGGATGCGCGTCTTTGCCCATGTCAGCCATCTTACAGCTACGGCATTTACCACAGGCGGAGAACGTGTCACAGTTGATGTACTTGGCCACAAGCCGTGCAAACGTTGTCTTACCAGAACCATAATGACCAGTAACAAGAATGGTCGCAGGCACGATACCGCTCTTGGTCCAGCCTCGGAAGATCTTAACGATGTGGTCTTGACCCACGTAATCTTCAATTACGCGTGGACGGTACTTGGCAGCAAAGTTCACGGTCTTGAGTTCAACTACCTCACCGCCTTTGCTGCTCTTTTTCTTGCTTGACTTCGGCTCGTCATCACTCGCGCCAAAGCTCCGCTGTTTCTTGTCTTTTGCCATTTTTGAAAATACCCTTCGTGAGTTTACTCATATTTACAGATTTTCCATGTCCATAGACAAAAAAAAAGGGACAGACCAAATCCATGGCTGTCCCGTATATAAAAGCAAAAGCAAAAAAGACACGATGTTCTGGAGGATGAATCCAGAGGGTATTTGCAGTGTGGCATCTACAAATTCAGGCAACGAAAGCAAGTCCAGGTTCGAAACGTGGAGTCACTTCTGTGTAATCTTGGTAGGCAGCATCGTTCTGCTGGCGGGCACGGTTCACACGTTCAATCTCACGTTGGACGTCAGAGTAACTGCGGATATTGCTGCGTACAGTGCGGGTTTCAAATGTGCCATCGTGGCGAACCAAATCCACGACAACACGATAACAACTTCTGTTCATGTTAGTCTCCATTAATAGGGCCTTTCAGCCCTAGAATTATCTGCTGCTTTATATTTACAGAAAGCAGCCACATGTGGAGGCTAAGACAACTCTTATTTTTTAGCCAGTGGATCAGTGACAATCTGAGGCTGAGGAATCTGGTCTGTTTTAGCACCGAGACGCTCAAGCCCTGATTTAATGTCCTGCACCAGGTCATGCATTTGCTGAGCAACGCCAGCCACCGCTGTGGCAGATTGCTCTACCGAAGTCAGGCGGCCATCAAGCCCATCAACAACAGAGCTGAGTCGGTCAGTCTGCTGCTTAACGGTTGCTTCAAGGTCTTTGCGCGAGTTTTCGAAGTCCTGATAATAACGCTGCGATTCGTTGGGATGGCGTTTAGTCCACCACACACCGAATGCAAACATACCAATAGCAACGATCACTGTAACGATTAACCAAGCAAGTGTGGTCATAAGGAAATCTCCGAGGATAGTTATTAAACCAGCCAAGGAAATATGACCAGGGCTGGCGTGGTTCAGCCCCATGCGTTGAGGACTCCAATACACACTCGTAAATGCATATTGGAGTCCACCCAGTGAGCAACGCGAATCAATCAACTGGGCTTTCTCCCCCTCAGTTTAAGGCGCCTAGAGGGATTGCGGCGCCCGAGAGAGTCTTACACCTTTGTGCGCACGGCTGACGACGGCACAGGTAGCACTGTTGGCATCAGCGTGCAGCGAGGTTGCTCTGCTCAAAACCAGCATGACGGTGCTGGTCAGAGTGTCCGCCTAACGAGGCAGCTCCAGGTTATGCAGGACACGACTCTCACTAATAAGCCATCTAACACCGCTGACCGTGAGAGCATGAATTGGTTGCGATGCGCACAATGCACAAAAAGGAGAAGGGCCAGAGGGATTGCTTCCAGCCCTTCTCAAACGTGCAGAAGAACACTCCGTGTCCTTCATTTGTTACGCTATTTAATTAGTGAAATTTGCCGAAGTGGCTAAGATTTTTCTTAACTATTTATGGCACTAAGGTCGCGTTGCATTTGCTCGATGGCGTCAAAGAATTCATCGCGCTCAAAGGTATCAATGCGGTACGGATGTGGGATGTGACTGTTCCAAGGTTGATTCTGGAGCAATACATTACTAGGCAGGGGTCTGGACTGGTCAAAGATTGGTTTGTCGTCAACAAGGATAAAGTTGTTGTGCCCAAACATCTGTTGGAGATACACCAACTTGTCTTTGGTGGCTGCGTCATAGGGATCTATAACGTGTAAGCGGCCAATCAAGTTGTGCAGGTTATTCTGCTCCAGACTTCGGACGGTGTATAAGAATCCACGTTCATTGTAACCACGATGTGTGCAGACATGTACCGTACGGCCAGAAGCACGCAACAGGTCAAGAGTGTTTGCCACAAACGGACGCAGTGGTACGTGTAACATAAATTCAGCGCTGGCCAACAGTTCAAGGAAATGAGGTCCAGCGTTAGCTGCTGTGAGGTAATGACCTTGACAATCCACGCCACGACTTTTCAGATACTGATCAAAGTATGGGTAGGTCGCAAACGCGGTATCGTCAAGATCAACTACAATGTCTTTTATAAACATTAATGTTCCACGCTGGGTAGGAGCAAGGGCAGTCCGTTGATCATTGCCAGAGTGAGATTAAATTCGCAGTAAGCACGAACAAAATCATCATGGTTGCCCATAATAGTACACTCTTCATCCTCACTGATCTCGAAACTGTCACGGCTTATCAGGTCAAGCCCGTAGTTCCGTGACGGTACCATTTCGTGAGGATTGATCATCCACATCTGCCCTGCTGTTTCAACAATGTGCCCGACGTAATCGGTACGGCCACGTCGCACAAAGCGCAACATGGGACCAATGTTTGACAGTGCTTGGGTCAGTTGCTGTTCGTTCAGATCAACTGAATGCACTACATCATCGTCGGAGAAATCAAAATCAAAGTCATCATGCTCTACGCTTTGCATCAGGTACTACTCCTTTGAGACCACGTATTACCGAGGGGCTCATACCGATTAACATCGATCGGCCAACCGAAGTATGCATACGTTGGTTAACTGCGAGATTAACTAGGTTGTCCACTACAAAGTCAATGTCTTTACCTATCTTGTTACAGACATGGTTGATCATCGCCTCGCTGGGTTGAGCAAAGAACGTTAATATCTCGGCGTCGTGCAGAATCTTTCCTTCATCTGTCAACGGCGCTAGTGGCGTCTCTTGGTCTCTGATGTAACTCGTAATAACAGGACCTTCAATTTTATTCGACAAGTTGCCGAACACCTGAACGAGATTGAGTGCCGATGCAACACTGTACTTGTGTTCAACGGCAACCATTCGCAAGAAAAGGCTTGCAGCCAAAAGATTGTGGTCGATGCGCAGACGTTCCGATGTCAGAGTCAGAATATCGTGCGACAGGCCAACCACATTCAAGGCAAAATCTCGGGTGTACATGGAGTGTTGCTTGTTGTGTTTGTCAAAGAACTGGGTGGCGGTTACCAATCCAATTCGTGCCAACAACAACTCTCCTTTTACGCTGTTGATGTTATACACAGCATCACTCGGCGCGTACTTCTTTCAGGCTGTTCTTGATTGCCTTGCGCAGTGTCTTGCCAACGTCAACACCAGACACATGTCGGGCAAACGTATAGGCAAACAGGCTTGGGGCATTCTTCATTGCAGCCTTTTCAAGATCAGGACGCCCTTCGGCAACCTCAATCTCTCCCGGCCACAAATCAGCAACTGACGTTCCGTCCTGCTGTGCCATGAGTTCCAACTCTCTGACTGAGATAGAACGTTGTCTGGCGATTGATCGGAAGATCAGATCGACAAACGGCAACAGGTCTTCGGACACCACATTCTTAACATCTTTCGCATCACCAGCGTGGAGGAAGTCTTCAAGCAAACCTGCCAAGACTTCTTTATCCAAACGATGAACATTGCGCAACTTGTTGAACAGGACGAGCCAGCGAACTTTGCGCTTGGAACTTAACAGGTGAGTCCAAATGCTTTCGCCAATCCCATACAGCAAGCGGTTATAAACATCTTCTCCGACGTGGGTCGAATCGAGGTATACTGTGAGTTCGTCCTGCCACTCTTCCTTTTTAAAACGTGAACGGAAGGTGTGAGTCTTGCTGCCGCCCTGCTGAACAAAGTTGATAGCCGTCATGCGGCGAATAGCCTCATGCAGGTTATACTTGTCAACGATTTTGGGCAGGCGCTTGAGACCAACACGGGCAGCCTTACGAACTTCATCAGGGCGTCCGTACAGATGCATCTTGGGCAGCGTGCTGATATCAGGCAGGCTGTGATACGGTCTGACGGTAACGCCAAATGCGCTGGCACCAGGTTCAGGGTCAGCGCCAAGAACGCAGAGCACGTCTACGCTTGGACTAAATTTGATTGTCTCTACTTCGCTCTTGTGCATGGTATTTGCAAGGATGCCAACTGTTTTACCAGTGGCCAGTACCAACACGTTTTTGTTACCAGAGCGAACCACGAGATAATCATTCTCGTTATGTTTCATCTTTTATCCTGAGAATGTTGTTTCTCGTACAATCAAATTACGACGGTACGAATGGAATTTACAGAAACGCTCATATCGAACGTGTTGAGACTTTTCTTAATCTTTTGCAACGCCTCTTCCTGATGTGGAAGGAGTTTAACGCGGACGTTCTGCAACGCGGGTTTGGTCGGACGACGGCCTGTTGGACTACGCAGATTTTTGTTCATCACTTGCTCCAGTGTATTCAACGCAACTGTTGGGACACGCACCGCACCACGTGCCGGGCTTACAAGCTGTGGTGTTTGCGGCTTGCTGTGAGTCATCAAGGACAATCACAAGCTGCTCATACCATTGATCGGTATCTTCGAGTGCGAGACAGATGCTGGACAGCCCTTGATTGGACGCCAGCATCTTATCGATCACAATATATTGAGGACAACCTAACTCGCTTAGAATTTGTCCGACGCCCAAAGCTGGTGGCACCACATAACGGTCTACGTCTTGGCGCAGGAAGCGATCATCTTTTGTAATGACTGCAACCTCGAAGCCAGCAAGGTCCATGTTGTTGCAAAACACTGTGTCGAACTGCCGATAGGTTGACGAGCTGACACGCACTTCAACAACATTGAGGCCCATGGGATTGTCTCTGATCACCGTACAGTGAAAGCCAATCTCATCAGCCATGGAGCTAACCAGCTTATTAATAATGTCGGACATTCTAGGCGATGCCTCTCTATGATGCGAAGTGAATCAAGAACTGCACAGGTCGGACACGAGGATTATGTACGGCTCTCAGCAATTGCTCAAAGCGAACGTCACGACCGCGCAGGTAGTTTGCGTTGTCAAACACGATCAGGCTGTACGGTGGCTGCGATTGGGCAGATGCACCAAACTGCTCGAAAATGTTTGGCTCCCGAGATTCTCGGAGCTGCTTACACATACGGCCGTAACCCGCAGCATCGTGAATTATAAAAGCGTCACAGTTGCAACTAGGGTCAGTGACCTGAAACAAGTCAGGCTCACGGGTGCCGATGTACAAACAATGTGCGTGTGGGTACTTCTCCATAAAGTCCATCAGGAGGTACTGAGCAAACACAGTTGCACCGCTGCGCTGAGGCAAGTGGAAGCCCAGCGTGTGGAAGTCCCGCATTGTTTCAAACGAGATTTCCATTGACTCGACTGTTTCTTCGATTTGCCCTGGCGTTGGACGAATGCGTTTGTCTTCGAGTTCATCGTAACTGATTTTGCCAATGGCTGCCTGAAACTCACGGTCACCATTAAGCTGTTCGTCAACGTAGTGATAGGCAGATCGCTGGACGTTTTCAAAGGCACGTTCTTGTGCTGTCTGAATAATCGTGAGCAATGACTGCTGGACAGGGTTGAGTTCAATCATGGTAGTTCCTTACTCTTCGGGATCAAGTCCCAGTTTACGACAAAGGTCCTCGAACTCGTCTTCCGACATAGTATCGAGGCAGGAGTTGCGAAATGCGTCCCAGTGTTCTTCGGCAAAGCGACGCACCGCGTGGAGTTCATCTTCATTGAAATGAGTCATAGCACGTTCCTCTATTAGTCTGGCTTGATGCCCAGATCGATTAAAAGTTTTCGCCACTCAACGTCGCTCATTGTGGCAGGACGTCGTTTTGGTCCTAAGCCTGGTCCAGTCTTGCCTGGAAGATCCCGGTCAGAGTGTTCAACAAGGCCTTTCTTTAAAAAGGCAGGCAGACCAAAATCGTTGTGCTTAACATAAGCATTAATACCAACATGCGCGTGACTTACTCGCGGCTTGGTGGGATTCTTACGCCGGTGTTCTGCATCAATATCGTCAAAGATACCAACGGCACGGCAACGACGGTAATTGGGATGAACACTGATATGTTTGACGACGGCTGTCATGTTTTACCTCAATCAGGTTTATCGAGAAGACGATCTATTTCCCACTCCATGTAATCGTCAGGGTTCCAACTTGAGGGATCATCAGGATGATAATCATCAGGATCGTACAGCCCTTCAAGATTTGGAGATACGTCTCTGTGGTAAATGTGCTCGCAGGCAGTAGCACTATTAGATTCGAAATTGGGGATGCAGAAGACAGGAAGACAAAAGCGTAAAGGAAAATCTTTTACGATAGTCTTTTCAACATCAGCATCATCGTCTGTCCATGGGACGTGGATTTTTTCTTGAGCTTGGACCAAAGCAAAGTAGCGTTCGAATTTCTCACGGTCTCCGTATTGCTCCCAGCCTAACAACATGCGGTTCAAAAACACATGTTGGCTGATATCGAATTTTTCATACTCTTTGGTAATCACTTCAAAACAGCTAACATCAGGGTTCTGAGCAATTCGATACTCAAGGTAGATTTCCATCTTGACGGCGATGCGTAGTCGAGATTTTATGCTCAAGCTATAAGGGCTTCGCTTCATTATTCGTCACTCATAAAATCTAAGGCATCGGAGAATCGTTTGACAACAAACTTAGCAGTGCCGGAAACAATTCCCTCAGGACCGGTCTGCATCAAAGCACCGTCATGCTCCAACGAGAAAACTATTTGAACGTTATCACTCAGGATAGCGTCAAACAGCCTTTTTGATTCTATGCCCGAAATCTGATGGCTCATCGTACTTCGGCACAAGTTGCGCTTACCCATTCCAACATGAGTGTTTGGGAGAAATGGGGTATGTGTATCATTGCGTAACAGAGGGCCCTCGCGAGTAATTCGAAATTGCTCAACGTACACGGCACTAAGTTTTCGCAGTGCTTGGATAAATGGAATACAGGTGATGTTCCACGTTTCCAAGAACTGATACACCTCATCTTTGTTTTTGAAATGAGGACGCAGGGCTTTGTAGGTGCTGCTCTTAGGACTCTTGACCAAAGTGCTGACACTAAACAAAGTGGCATAGAAACAGATTTTGGCCAGCTTTTTAGGCAGGCCAACTCTTTCAGCTATATCATTTACAGAATTGATATCCGCTAGAAATGAACACTCAATGCCATACTTAGCCAGCTCCTCACGAATGATATTCAACTGGCTGCTTTCCATATCCCAGTTGGTGCCCACAACACTACACCTCTGTTTGAGAATTGCAGGGAAGCTCTGGAAGCCTCCTCCTTCTTCAAACAGGCGTCCTCCAATTCGAGCCAGCTTGTACGCAGGGTAATATCGAATGACGAGAGGTTTGTCTGACACTATCTGAATCGGACCGTTGATGATCGCCAGTAGACAGTGAAGCACCTGATGGAACTGACGTTGAGCCTTGTCAGTTTTACGAAAGCTCTTTGTCTCCAGGTATTCTAAGATAGGGTCGATTGCAATTTCATTAGGCCCCAGCTTCTTCAATACCTTGAGATACAACTGTCTGGCTTTGCGATCTTCATTAGCCCGCAACCGTTCAAGATCGTGTTTGCGCCTTTTTAAAGGGCGATTAGCATTGACACGTATCTCCTCAAGAATCGTCAGGCCAAAGTTCTCCTGAACAACTTGAACAGGACTGTAGTAACGGGTCAGCTCCAAAATCTCACGGCTAGACCTAGGTCGTTGTGGATACATCTGGGCGATATGAACGCTTTTGACGCGATACTCACAACTCATGCCAGGACCATTAGCAGTTTTCTTTTTGTAGCCCTTGCGGTCGATAACACAAGCCACCAGCCACTCCAAGGCACGAGTAAAGTGTTTTGGAGTTCTGTTTAACATTTTAGGGCCTACAGGACCCCGTTTAGCATTTTTACAGCCAAAAACCATCGGCAATTCGCGTCTACCGAGTTTTGCGCTGATTGGCACCCAAACTGTGCCAAATTTCTCAAATCTTTTCTTTTTCGACGGATACAAGGAGCTTTGGAGCACATGCCAGAAAAACAGATTGATTTGGCGTCTGTATTCGTTTTCGAGCTTGGCTGGACCGTCATACGGACAACGATCAACAACGTTTTCTTTGACCCACTTTAAGGGTTCCAGCTCCTGGTAGGTGGGATTCTTTATCAAGAACGCTTCGCGCTTCTTGTCTGAGGAAGAAGACATTCGAATCTCCTGAATGGAACTTCTTTTTTACGTTTTCTTGTTTTATCTTTACAGTTTTAGCTACGCTATCTCGAAGCACATACAAACCTCAGCTGGCAGGCAGGAGAGGAGGACAGGCAGGCAGGAAGGGCAGGGCACAGATAAGCACAAGCTACGCTTAATAGATACAAATACAAGAAGGCTTTAGGTGGTCTCCATTTTATATTTGATGATTTTGCGCCACAGCTCACTGCTCAACAGATCCCACTGTCCAGGGCGTTTAACCCTGCTCCAGGGCGATCTCCACCCATCTGTCAAATGCTCCCTAGCGGATGTAAATTTTTCGCTTAAATCTAGCCAAAACTGTCCATTTTCTGACCAAAGGCGCCTAAGCTCATGTTTCAGCTCTGAAAATCCCGATTAAAACAGGATTTTCAGACGAATCTTAGGGCCTTTGAAGTGGCCGATATTACTTTTTACGGCTCACCACTTTGTTCAGCTTGACGCCAATAGACGTCAGAATGCGCTGGACAGTCTCACCGTCATGATTCTTAATCGCTGCGGCCAGCTGATCACCCTGCTCACGGCTCAATTCAGGCATGATCAGCTTCAACATTTGGCTGCGTGCTTTAGCTGATGGGCTTTTACCACGAGATTCACTGGCCATCATGGTAGTAGCAGGCACGCCTTCACGTTCCTCAATGGTAAGCATTTCGCCCTGAGGCACGTTCTTAACAATGCGATGTGGGCCCTCGCCACGCAGGATAGCTGCCAGACGTTCGCCCAAAGGTGCAAAGATGCGCTCAAATTCAGTTCGCGGTTCCCATTTGTCGTCGTTGCTGTAGGTGAACACCTCTGTATCGCTGAGGTTCTCGCCTTTGTTGCCTAGATTGGCTGCCTTGCGTGCTAGATCCCGGCCCGTCTGTTGCTCATCATCCGTTTGCTGACCACCACGCACAGCTTTAGGCCCGGGTTCAGCACGGAAATCAGTGTTATCCGCGCCAACACGCTTGTCCGTGAGACGAGACTGATCCCCAATGGCTGTAGGCTTAACATCGCGTACCGGATCAGGATTGTTTGTTGAATCGTTGATCGACTGATTCGGCGTTACATTAGGCGGCTGAGTAACAGAGTTTTCACGGCTCACGCTTAAACGAAGTTTCATTGCATTTCCTCTTATCGGACAATAAAGCCCTTGTCGATGTTGTATTGGATTTCTTTGCGTTGAACAGGACGCGTTGTCGCAACCCATTCCCATGCCTGCTGGCGTGAGTTACGCTTTTTAGGAGCCTCCATGACCTTGAGAACATAGTTCCTGTCTGGCAGAACGATAATGTCCTCAGGTTCAATCATGCCAACTGATGCCGGCAGGACAACTGTGAGATTACCCACAGTCAGTTCCTGATCGTAGTTCAGCACGTTGGCTTCCTCGCTGATGTTGCAGCGCACTGCCTGCACACCCTGATCGAAAATCATAACGCAGTGCGTGAACGTTTCAACATTGCGGACGCGAATGATAATATTCTGTCCACGATGCTGATCAAGCAAGGCCATTGTGAGTTCGGTAGGCTGGTTGTTGATAACAGCCATCGGACGATACTCGGCACTGTACAGCTTGTCGTTTTCCCTGATGCTGTATTTCACTGTCTTGAAATACTTGGGCACGGTAACGTCGAAGTCAACATATCCGTCCTTGCGTACCTGCCTGAACAGCAGTGGTGCAACGCTGGGGTCAAGGCTGTAGCCAACAAACTTGTTGACGTGGTGGTGAGACATTACCACGTACTGGTAACCCACAGCAGCAAAGCCCGGCTGTACGCCCTGACGATAGCAGATGCCACAGTTAACAACGTTGCCACCATCCCAGCGCGTGTCAAACTCATCGCCGTCTGTCGCAAGATCAACTGCGTCAATCATGGCACGTCCAGCAGGATTGATATCGTCCAGAGATACGGCACTTGACGAACCGCCGCCAAACATAGTGCGGTTGGCAGGAGTGATTTCAACGTTGCGCTGGTGGATATCCGATTCACGTCCAACAGACTTCAAACCACCAGCCGTATCGCCTGGCAAGTTGTCAACGCGGTTGCAGCTACACACCAGACCAAACTTGGCTTTTTTGTAGATGATGCAGCGGGTAGAATCCACAGCCAGTGCCTGTTCCACCTTGGACTGCACGGCAGGTATGATACTATCCATCCTTTTTTGGACACGTTCTCCTTCAAAGGTTTTGTAGCGGGTAAACGGAACATTTTTACCGCGTTTAATCCAGCTCATATCGTTCTCCTCTAGTGTCTAAAATTAGTGATCTTCTCATTTATCAATCTTCCTAGAGATTCTTATAAACTTTATAATATATAAGAAGACATGAGGAGAATCCCAATGAGTAAAAAACCAAGAGCATATAGCATTAGCGACGATGTGTTTAATGCAGTGCGCAAACGCGCCTTGGAAGAGAGCACTAAGAAGGGTAAACGTGTGTCGGAATCGGAGATTGTCGAGAAGACACTGAGAAAGGCATTTGTACGATGATCGGTTTCGTAGGACTTAAAGTCCGACTATATCCAACAGAGGTCCAGAGAAGTCTTATTGAAAAGACCTTTGGCTGTTGTCGAAAAGTTGCTAATGCTATGCTGGCAAAAAGAATTGAAGTGTGGACAGCGGAGCAGAGGACAATCGCACGAAACAAATTTATCAATGCTCTGCCTAACTTGAAGAAAAAGTTTCCATGGCTGAGTGAGGTTGATAGTCAAGCATTACAGCAGGCTATCATCGACATGGATAAAGCCTTTGTCGCTTTCTTTGACAAGAAAAGTCACTTCCCTCAATTTAAATCCAAGCATGGGCCACAAGCGTTCAGATCAACTCAGCAGAATAGAGTTATGGACGATAGCCACATAAAAATAGGCAAGACTGGTGTTGTGCGTTGTCGAGGTATGAACGGCAGATACTCTGGTGAGAAAATAAGAAATGTTACTGTGAGTAGAGATTCCTGTGGACATTATTATGCCTCAGTCCTCATAGAGAAAGATAGAGTCGTGTACGATCATTGCCATGAGTTTATAGCCTGTGGCGTTGATGTGGGTATAGCCAAACCTTTAACAATAGGGTGGGAAGACAACGACAATAAACCCAAGTACAGACACATAGGTAATCTTTTTACTAACAGGCTTGCTGTTAAAGAACAGAAACGGCTTAAATACCAGAAACAACTATCTCGAAAGAAAGTCGGCTCGAATGGATTCAAGCGTGCCAAGGTTAAGCTTGCCAAAGCCTTTGCTTCTGAAAGAAATTTACGGGACGACTGGCGCAAAAAGACCGCGTTATTTCTGTGCCGTAAGTTTACTCAGATCAATTTTGAAAAACTCAACCTAAGGCGTATGCTTTCAACAAAGACAGTAGAAGCGGAAAGGATGAAGCAGCATAAAACAAAACTCAATCGAGATTTATCCAGATTGGGATTTGCAGACCTGATCGCATTCTGTGAACAAAAAGCAGTTCAGTTTGGCGTGACCATTCAGTTAGTAGATCCTAGAAATACGTCACGCCAATGTAGTTGCTGTGGGCATACTGAGAAAGCCAATCGTATATCCCAAAGCCGTTTCAAGTGCGTTTCTTGCGGGTTTGAGGCAAACGCCGATGCGAATGCGAGCTGGAACATTCTTCGTCGTCCTGCTTTTGGATAAGACGTTTTTGCTCTTGTTCGTGTTCAAACTCCAGGTCTGTTTTTTCACGCACCTCTTTTATTTCTGCGTCAGAAAGACTTATTAAAATCTGCATAGAATAAACCTCATATCGGATTATGTACCGTCGGGCTGACGGGAATTTACGCGAGTGGAGTGTGATTTTATCGCACAATGATGCTCGAAACAGTATTAAATTATTGTACGCCATTAGTGACATAGATTTTCGCATTCACTCCTCAGAATAGTTATTTCTTGTTGCTTATAACTTTTAGCCCATGCGAGGCATATCATGCGCATTCTTACGGGCGACCCTGGTAAAGTTAATTTTGCCCTTAGTGTTATTGAGGTCAAAGGTAAACACCTGGATGTGATTGGTACGCGCATGTTTCAGCGTCCAATCCAAAATTTGCATCTGGACATGCGAGAGCCTACAAAGGAGTTCCTCAAAGAACTGCGCGAAATGAACAAGCTGTATGGACCGTTTGATGCCTTGTGCTTTGAACGTTTCCAATCGCGTGGTCTTGGTGGTAACACGATTGAGGCTATCAGTCTGATGCTGGGTGTTGTATCAGTGTTTGCCGTGCAACAAAACATACCTCTTGACTTGATCACAGCAAGCCAGTGGAAAAACGCATTCAACCGACATATGGTTCTCAAGGACTTTTATGCCGAGTTTAACCTGACGTCCAAAAAGAGTCGCAAAGCAATTCATGAGTTTGATGCGACGCTTATCGGCGTGTATACCTTCTGCCGACACAACAACGTTAAACCCTTCGCTGGATTCAATAAAGTGATCTACGCCTTTATTGAGAAGTTCCTGTCCAGCCCCGTTCTCTAGGAGACCGTGATGTTTTCAAACAAAGATCTGGTAGCACTGATCAACGAAGTCGCTGAGCCTGTGTATATCTCGCAAGGCCAAGTTGCTGCAATGGGACAGCGCTACTTTTCCGAAGAGCCGCACATGTTCCCACAGGACAAGGCAGAGGAACAAGTACGCAACCTGCTGGCAGAAAACATTGACCAAGATGCTCGTGGCGTTGTGTCTTACCGTGACGTATCGGAACTGGATTCGGATGACGGCAAGTTCGTAAGCGTCATCCTGGGTTTCCTCCAGTAATTGGCCATAAAACTGTAAATAAATTTCAGGTTAAGGTATATCTGTAAATCAGAGGTTTATTTATGGCGCAGGCTACGAAAAAGAAATTGAAGAAGCGGCAGGTCAAGCAAGCTGCCGCTATTCCTGTGCGTGTGATTGAGGACACGAGGCCTGTTAATCTGTGTCCCGAATTGGAAAACGATGCGGAACCGTTTAAGTTCCGAGGCCAGTGTCCAATCACTCGCTGCCAGTATTGCACCACCAGCAGTCCAACAGGATGTATGGCTCTGGACCGCAGAGAGGCTAGTGACCGCAGCATCAGCCACAAAGAGATCGCCTACTACAAACGTGGTCTGTTTCCTGAACTGCGTGACTACGACCAAAAGCAACTCGACACAAGCATCCGACAGGCGCAGACGCGAGCCAAAGCCGCAGTCGCCCTGAACTCGTACATTGCCCAGCTTGATGATACGGACTGTGATAAAACGTTCACGTATCAGCAGGGCAAGAATCCCTGGATTGATCATGTTCACAACTACATGGCTCAAACGTTTCCTGGGTATCGACCGTGGATGATGGCTTATCTGGATGACGCTACCCGCTTCCGTGCGGCTGTCAAAAAGATTGCCGATGTTGAGATTCAATTAGGCACAACGCTGCGACTGACACCCAAGAAGTATCTCGGGTTCTGTGCGGCGCTGCGAAAACTTAAACAGTCTGGAGAGAAATAATGTCTGAGATTACGCTGGAGCAATACAAGGCGTTGCGTGCTCGTAACGTCCTTAGTGAGCCACCTTTTCTCGTTGTGAACAAGACCAGTCCTCAAGGCTCAATCAGCTTTGAAGTTGTTGGCGACAACCTGAAATCGAAAACAATCACCTTGCCTGCGTCATACGCCTCAGTTGACCTGACGCACGAAGCAAGCATTGAAGCTCTGTTGTCAAGCTCAAGCCTCAAAGCCCTGTTTGATAAAAACATGATCGCAATCATCAACGCCGATGAGATTGTTGTTCCTACCAAAGTGATTGACCAGCCGACTGTTGATGGCGTCAATGCTGGTGCAACGGTAATCTCTGGCACAACAGTTCCTAACGCGACTGTGATTGTGATGCAGGGTACCAACACGTGGCGTGGCGCCTCTGATCCATCAGGCCGCTTCTCCATTCCTATCGTCGGTCTGGTCGAGGGTGATTACACCATCTTGATTTCAGCCGATGGCTATCAGACTCAGGGCTACACGTTTACCGCTGGTGCAGTGGTTGAACAGCCGTATCCTGTTGTCACTGACATTCAAGGTGAATATCGTGGAACGCATGTTACGGGCACCACAGTTCCTGATGCCGATGTTTCTGCTTCTTTTAACGGCAAATCCTACGACGCCACTTCTGACTCCAACGGCGCGTTTGACATTACGACCGACCCTCTGCCATTCGAGCCTGTTACTCTGACCTTTGCCGCTGACGGTTACTCAACGCATGAGCAGACCTTCACACCAGCAGCAATTGAAATGACTGATCTCAGTGTGACCAAGCCTAAGTTCTTTGACACAGAGATTGCGGGCAACACAGTTGCTGATGCGGAGAATCTGGTTGTTATGGTAGCGCCGGACGGTCAGCCTGAGACTCAGGCAGTTGTTGAATCAAACGGTGACTACACTGCAACCATTCAGCCACTGAAAGGCAGTGTTCGCGTTTATGCCAACGCTCCTGGTTATCGTCAGACCGAAGTTACTGCCACGCCTGATCGCGGTGAGCTGGGTAATGTGAGTGTTGAATCAGTGTCAGAGACTTCTACTGAACTGCGTGGTAGTGTGGCGGGCATCAACTCCGCTGCTGGCGCAACGATTGAAGTTGTGACTGAGGCTGGACAGACTAACGGCGTGGTAAATGCTGATGGTTCGTTTGTTGTGCCTAACGTGAACTTCTCTAAGGGCACCACTGGTACCGCTACAGTCAAGTCCGAGTTCTACGCAGACAAGCAAGTTAAGTTTGATATCCTGCAGGACTTCACAACGTTCACCCTCGATCGTGGTGTTGAAGGCAATCCTGTTACCGGTACAACTGAGCCAAGCGCTAACATTGTTCTGACTCAGAGCACCCACACGGCCAGCGGTACTGCAAACACTGATGGCCAGTATGCTATCGACTTCCCAGAAATCGTGTCTGGTAAAGTTCAGGTAGATCTCAGCAAGCCTGGCTATGCACCTGAGCAACTCGAAATCACTGTTGAAATCGAAGCGCGTCTGGTACTCAACCCTGTTGCGGTTGATGCTGAGTCTATCACAGGTCAAGGCACTCCTAACGCAGACGTTACCTTTGTCCAGGGTGCAAACACTGCAACTGGTAAAGTCGGCACCGACGGTCAGCTTGACCTGCCTCTGACTTCTAACGTAGTTGCTGGTGAATATACAGTGACTGCAAGTTTGTCTGGTTATGAAACCAAGACTTTGACTGAAACAGTTTCTGCTTAACGGCAGACAGCCTTAAACACTAATGGGAGTCCTTGTGGCTCCCCAAAACAATTCATTGGAGAGTACCCATGGCTAAAGTAAAAACGATCACACTGAATCAGTTCATGAATCAGTATGACCTCAACAAAGCACCAAGTCTTTACGTGATCAACCGTACTGGCGCTACTGGTGGTTTGGGCAACATCAACTTCACCTGTCTTAACGACATGGGACAGCAGTCGAGTGTTACCATTCATGCGACAGGCATTCCTCTGGACCTGACTTCACAGGTACCGGCTGAGAATTTGGTCAAGTCCTCTCACTTCCGCCGTGTGCTTGAAAAAGGCCAGGCACGAATCGTTACTACCGAAAGTGCTCAGGAATACATCCGCGAAAGCAAGATGTATCAGGACGAATATGATCGCGTCCACAAAATTCAACGCAGCGAAGACGCCGACTTCAAAACCATTCGTGGTGAAGGCAGCGAAGAAGAAATCGATCTGGACCGCGGCATGGGACAACATCGCAACAAGCACGTTGTCGAAGGTCAGGACTACTCTACCAACATGTTTGTTAATGCATTCATCCTGCACTGCAACGATGAAACCTACACCGACAAGATGCTGAATGCAGAGTTCCTGTCTAAAGGCATCGGCCTGCCACGTAGTGAGCTGGAGATTCTCCTGCAGTACGTGAACCGTCAAGAGATTCGTGACCTGGTTGTTATGGCTATCGAAGATCTGCCAGACGGCGAATAAAGACAAAAAAAAGGGAGGCCCCGTGAGGAGTCTCCCTTTTTTATTACAGACTCATACGCGTTGAACTGCCTGAGTCTCGCTTCACTGTCTTTTCTTTTTTCGCCACTACTACTTCTTTTTCTCGCCGCTTTGTTTTCTTCTTTGTCACAACCTTCTCTGCTGGCTTTCTGTTCCAGCCCAATGTCTTTGCAGGAATCAAGCACGTCTTGCCGTGACGCTCTTTCAATGCAGACTTAACTTCTCGAATTATTTCCATCGGACAGTTATCAGGGTCCAGCTTGATCAATTCACCTTTCGCGTTGTAGTCTCGTGGTAGTTTGAAGTGACGCACCTTAACACCGCTTGCTTTGAACGCTTCCTGAATCTTGTTACGCAGCAACTTACCACCACCATCATTGTCTGTCATGGTGTAGCAGGTGCTAACGTCTAGCATTTCAATCGATCTAACTTTCGTCATACCAAACTGTTCAGCACCCAACACGGCAAGTGCTGGAATGCCATACGACAACAAAGCAAGTGCATCGCGAGGTCCTTCGACCAACACAACATAACGCAGCTTGTACTTCTTCATCATCTTGCGCGTTAGCTCTATCGGGAACAAGCCTTTCTCTTTTGCCCAATCGCCGTTTGAGTTCACATAGCTGGTGCCGTTCATCTGCTTTCTGAGATACGCAGCAACACCACCTATGTATTTCGAACCGTGCTTACATGGAAAGAAACAAACGTTGCTGCCTGTGCGCTGTGCATTTAACAATCCACCAGCAGCATGTACCAACTGTCCAGGATATCCACGCCACTCAACATCTTCTGGCCATTCCATGTAACTGTTTCTGCCAAGTGCTTTCATCAACAACGCAACAGAGGCATACGTACCGACACGATTCTCAATCCTGTCATACGTCTTGACCAATGCGCTGAGTGAGTTCTCCGATGCGTCTTTGAACTTCCACTCTTTGATGACTGTGAGATCGCACTGCTCTGCAATCTTGTTCCACTGACCCTTCTCACCACAGCCGAAGCAGTGGAAAAAGCCAAGTGGAATCTCCATGCCGACAGATGTATAGATACCGCAGCTTGGAGTTTTATCACTGTGAAAAGGACAGCACACCATCACTGTGTCGCCGTTGTATTTCTTGTCACCGGGAATCCGGCCAATCTCTTCCATGATCGTTTGGTGTATATCTTGTGACATAATCACACCTGTTTGCTTAATTTAAACGAGCTACAATAAAGGCTATTTACAGTATCTTAGGAGCGTGATCATGTCTCAAATCTTCGCAACCAACCTGTCACGCCGCTACTATGATGCGCACTGGTTGAGCCTATGTCGCCACCTCGGACTTGATGCCCAAGAGGTTGCAGCATTCAACGGTGACACAATGATAGGTGTAAAGATCAGTCTCAAGCAGTTCGAGGCGATCAGACCGCAGTTGGCACAACTCAACCGTGTAGCGACCAAAGTAGAAAACGAAGTGCCGCTCAGCGTGTATCTGTTTGCTGCCCGCCGCTATCGTTTTGTGGAGTTTAAGGACTACTGTGCAATAACAGAGGTACCAAATGAGGACGTTTGATAAAGTACCCAAGTTTATGGACAACCGATCGCTTAGTCGAATCGGGCGCATGATTGATGCCGCACTTGATCACACGGTCAAGGAGCGGCGCGAGTACGTCAAGAAGCGCGTCAGCCCTTCAATGTTTCCTGTGTGCAGCGTGCTGGAGTATGCAAAGCTGCTTTACTCGAAACACAACAAGGCAATGACAGGCGAGTCCGGCACCATGCTCAACATCTTTGCCAAAGCCGGTACAGGCATGCATGAATCTGTGCAGAATGCCTTGGGCGCCAGCGGGCAGATGGTCGGGCACTGGAAATGTACCAACAGAAAGTGTGAGGAACACCACAAGACAAAAGATGTGTGGCGCGACGGCAAACGAGTCAAGAAGGGCAAGTTCACCCGCACGCGCTCTACAAACAACAAGTGTCCCAAGTGCAAACTGCCAATGGACTACGTTGAACTCAAGGTACTCTATAAGTCCCTCAAAGGATATGTTGATGGTCTTATTGATAACCTCGATGGCACGTACAGCATTATCGATCTCAAGTCCACAACAGTTACCAAAGCCACAGACGGTACTTTCTTTGTCAAGTATCACAGATATCAGATTGCAACCTACGCATACATCCTGAGCAGTCGTTACGGCTACAAAATCCGTGACTACACTTTGGTCTATGTGCCGCGTGACAATCCCAAGAAGTTTGTGGAAAAGAGTTTTGTGTATGATGAGCAAGAGGCCAAGACAGCGCGTGACTTTATGATGCGCCAGATCAACGCCTGGGATTCCTCAGTTCGCAGCATTGAGAAAGGTGATCCCCGTGATGCAATCAAACACAAGCCGTGCAAATCTGAAAAGCAATACTTCGAAGAAATGCACAGCGAATACAACCCTTGTCCGTTGGTCAACTACTGCTTTATCACCTCGCACCTGACCAAGTTTCTTGCTGACTTTGAACAGTCCGTGATGGCTAACCCTGATCTCACTTACACAGAGATTGTCAGCCCACGCAAAGCTCAGGAGCAATCGGGCTTGGTCAAGAAAAAGAACTTCCGCGAGAAGACTAAGGTAGTAAAACAATTTGAGCTTTGAGCCTATGCGCAAAGAATTTGATAAATCGATTTCCCGCATACGCGAGGCGATCAACACAATGGAGTTTGTTGGCCGTGACTGTGAGGACATGCGACAATTGCTGGCATGCCTCAAGCACCCACGCTCCATCAGTGACCGCAGCTATTGTACCGTCGTGATGCTGGCCAGCCATGTGTGCGTGACCGTGAGTCGCTACTACGAGGACCTGAGCCAGATAGACGTTAAACGCAACATGCTGCAAAACAAACTCTATACGCCTGAGATCGGTGGTAAGCTGACAAGATTGCAGCGTGCCCGCGATACCGTGGAGCGCAACGTTGGATGCTACAGGCAGTTGCTGGACTACCGCTGCCTTGCGGTTAAAAGCATTTGCGACAACGTGCCGTTCAAAAACCGATACTACCGATAGGAGAACTATCTTGGAAATTTTCGTAAGTCTTAGTGCGGCAGCGACTGATAAAGATCGCTACAAGATGGGTGGCAGTGATGGCCAGACCGGACGTGCTGATCTCAGTGAATACGCCAATCTGGAAAAGAAACTGCGTATCAACGACGAAGCAGCGGAGAAGGAAAAGCTGGCTAAAAAGGCTAGTGGCGGGGATTCTGTAAATAAGAAGAAAGCAGCTAAACCCGATAGCGACGATTCAGACAAGTCTGGAGACGATGATGCAAAAGATGACGACGGATTCGGCGAGGACGATGACGAAGGATTTGGAGCAGACGACGACTCAGATGGATTTGAATCTGATGATGGAGACGACTCCGATGCAGCAGATGATTCCGCAGATAGCAAACCCACTAAGGGTAAAGGCAAGAAACCAAAATCCGATGATGAAGATGGATCTGACGAATCCTCAGGTGATGAGGGGTCTGACGATGCTGAGGATGATTCAGGAGAAGATGACTCAGAGGAGCTTGACGAAAGCGACTTGGAAGAGTGACGCTGAGCAGTACGAAGCCTTGCGCGATTGCTTGATCGCCATATCGTACAGCCTCAAGATCATGTACTATCCTGGTATCTCAGCAGCAATCCGTCAGCACAACGACCTGTTGATCCTGAGCAACATCTGGTTTTCAGGCAAGCCCAATCAACAGTGGGAGTTCTATACAAAGCAAGATGGCATTCGTAATCTGACTTGGCTGGTGGCTCAGTTCACCGCCCTTGCTACTTACTTTGGACTGACTGGTGTTATCCACAGCTATCATGCTAGTGGCACCAACCCACGCATGTGTGAAACGCTGGCTCGATACAATGCAAAGATTCATGACCGTGCTGAGTGGCAACGCAGTCGTCAACTCGAAACACGTCATGAGGAGTTCAATCTCCCTAGAACAGCCTTTTATGTATTAAGGGAAAAACTTACAAATGGCCAAGTACAAGTCACTGGCGAAGGCTCCTAAAAAGAGCGCTGCCGCAAAGGCCGCTGAGGAACGTGCCAAAGGAATGCGTCAGGTCAAGCGAGGCAACTATGAACAGGGCGTCAAGACTGTTTCCGCTGCCGGCAAGACTCGACGCATGACACAGGGAGAGAAGCGTGCAATCTCTATCACGCCGTTTACTCCCAAGCAAGTGCCTCAGCCTCCACAAACTGCCAAGACACTTAAGGGCTTGAGTCTTAATGGCTTGATCAAAGCCAGCCCGCGTCTCATGAAAGAGAACGCAATGGAGTGTTACGTTACATCAGTGAAACGTGGCAAGACGGCAAAAGCCCTACCGTTCATTACAGCAAAAGTCCGACACAAAGATCCATTGCGTCCTAACAAGACGGTGCGCCTGCACGAAACAATGATCATCGGACTTGATGACCCGTTCAAACCCATCACCAAGCAAAAGCGTGTGATGTGTAGTTGTACCTGCGAGAACTGGGTGTTCATGTGGGAATACGCCGACGCTGAACATGGCGCTGCACGTATTATCTATGGCAACGGTGAGCCGCCGGGCTTTACCAACCCAGGTCACGCACCGGGTCTTTGCAAGCATCTTCTTGCGCTTGCGGACAAAATGAAAATTAATGGGGACTAATAATTATGACCACACAGCAAGCACGTCCAACAACTACCAACGGCCAGCCAGTTCAGAATCACTGCATCCAGTGCGCAGGCACAGAAATGTTGCGCATGATGTATCGTGATCTGGTACGCGATGGCTATATCGTCAATCGCAATGAGTACGGTGATGCCGTTTCAGTTTCCAAGGACGGCCGTACTCTCCCAATCAGCTAAGGACAACAATGCCAGAAGATTTCTATAGTTCAGACACTCACTACTCGCATGAGCGCACGCGTCAACTCAGCCGTCGCCCATTCGCCAATGTTACGGACATGGATGAAGCCATGATACTGCGTACCAACGCAATGTGCCGTCACATCGACACCCTGTACCATCTCGGTGACTTTGGCGATTACCGAGTAGTGAGTCGTCTTGTTCCTCGTGTCATCCTGATATGTGGCAACTACGAACACGACGACATTAACAAATTTTACGGTGGTGACTTCCAACTGTTCCGCAGACGCCTGATTCAGCTTGGCTTCAAAGACGTTATCCTGAACAGCATGGGCCATCGTGGTATGTGGCTGAATCACTTTCCCAACAGGCGTGTTGAAGATCGTTTCAACCTGTTCGGACATATTCATCGGCTCCAGATGGTCAAGCACAACGGACTCAATGTTGGTGTTGACTGCCACGACTATGCGCCCGTCAGTACCGATACTGTTGAGTTCTACCGCAACTTTATTGAAAATGTTTGCGACGACGAGGTGTTCAATCCGTGACAGACTTTTATCCTGAGCTGTGTCAACGCTATCTGGATATCTTAGACGCCCCGCCTGTGTGCAATACCCAGCAGCCCACCAGCTCTGGCCATCTTGCTTGGATGCTGACGGAGCTCCAGACAAATGGCACACAGAGCCTGACCAAGAAACATCGTTGGTTGGGTTGTGTGCAGGGCATTATGATCGCACAGGGCATGATCACTGTAAATGATGAGCGTGATGCAACGCGCAGCATCTTCAACGGGAGTTAGCTATGAACAAAAAACCTGTAGCGAGGTTTATTCGAGGCATGACCGTAACCACGGCTGCCGAGCTTGTGCGAAACCCATATCACATCGGACAGGGTCTGGTTGATGAGCTTATTCAACCTGTAGAGATTGAGTTCGGCTCGTATACAGGACAGAGCTTTTCACAGGACAACAAAATCCTGGAAGAGTTGCAGAACAAGATGATGAGTCAGATGGTTCACCGTCAAGTGTCTGGTGCTGTTGACCGTGGCTTGCAGCCTGGCATTCCTGTCGCTGCTACAGTTGAGCACGATTGGGATTCAAGCACGATGAACATGAGCATGTCGATTCAGCATTGGATGGACGTTATTCGCCAGACCAAGGTTGAAGAAACAACGTGCCGTGTGCCGCCCGAGCTGTACGAACGTTTCATGGCAGAAGGCTTTACTGAGGACGAAGTTAAGCGCATGGTCATTTATCCAGAGCGCTGCCAGTTGACTGTCCCTGATGTAGAAATCGTATACAAGCTGGACCCGGCGCAAGATGGCGTGTCCTAGCTGTAGACGTGTTAGACGAATTTCTTACGGTGGACGTTCAGAACAGTTGGCAGCTCCAGCTCCTGAACCTGAAACTTTAAGTGCAGCGCGTCTAACGCCTCACGGGTGGGTAAAGACTTGCACCAAGTGCGGTCAAGTCTCCGACCCTTCACCTTTCGCTGACTCAATCACACAGACGTGTGGCTGCCAGCGCGAAGGATAGTGTAACCAAGAGAGAACACAATGAGCAACGCGAAGTTTCTTGTTTCCGATCTGCCTCGTACTGCCGACAACTTATTCAGTCTTGAGTTTTTCGTCCGCAATATTAATCAGATTCAAGATGATAAAATGCTTTTCCATAAGCAGCCCGGTCGTTGGGACAGCTTGAATGAAGCCACGACAACAACCGACTGGCACTACTTGATTCAAACGCGCTTAGCAACGTTGAAGCACTTAGTCACGTTGCCTCAGCCCACTGCTTTCCGTGATAGCTTTCGTACGGTTGATAGCATTTGGCGTGAGATTCATGATGCATACTGCGAAGAATATCCAGACTGCGTAGATGCGTTGCTTGCGATGGTACCAACGCCTCGTAAGGCTCCTGAGTTTGAGCGCGTCGAATACTCTGCGGAGAACTATCGCGAGGTGTACTCGGCTCAGTTCATGGAAGTTCAAAAGCAGATTGATGCCTACTGGCAGATGTGCGAACTTGAATATTTCCTGCGGCGTGACGAGAACGGGATACTTCCAGAGCCCCGTGCCGACAGTGATTATTTCTGGGATCACATGTGGTCCAGCGTTGAGGAACTCAGTTACAGACTGATGGACGCTATGATCCATACACGCATTAGCGGCGGCACTAACGATGTGCTACAGCGCTACGGCCGTGAAGTTTCCATGCGGCATATCACTGATATGTGGCAGCACCAACAGAGTTATAGTGCTCATCGTGTTTGGCTGCATCTGGGGAAATCAAAATGAACAACGAGCACACAGGTAGCCTGTGTCGGACAGCGGGACAGTTAAGTTCTTGTCTGTTCTATCTGCGCAATGCCAGTCGCATTGAAGAATTTGCGACACTGTACCCAGTTCCCTGGCTTCCTAAGGCGAAAGACAAAACTGATCACTACTGGCATCAGGTGATTCACTCTTTCATTCGTCGTATTGAATGGCAACTTCATCGACCTCTGACAAACCAGTTCCGCTCTGGCGTCAACGATATTCACGCACTTTACGCCCGACACCGTGCTAACTATCTGATTGAGTTTCCTGAGCAGGAAGACGCTGTTTACTCTATGCAGATGCCTCCAATGGTTGATGCTCCTGAAATGCCCGTGATGCTGATCGAGCGTGAAGGTGTTACGTTGGACGATTCTGAGGCATTCAACGACGAGTTCTACCGCACGTATTTCAGTGCTGTTGTTGATCAGGTAGAGGCATACATCTGGATGTGCCAAATTGATCGTGTCACTCAACAGGGTCGTGCTGTAGACCTGCCTGTCGTGTTCGAGCCTGCTGACTTGAACTACGCCTTAGGCTGGCAGGCAATTGAACCTCTGTCCGTGAGTTTGATGCGCATCATGTTATCAAACGATAGTGAGCGCAATCAGGTGCGTCCAACTCTAGGCCTGTATGGGCCAAAGATCATGATCAAACGTCTTGCTGTTCTCGGCGACGTTATGGAAGTTTGGTTAAAAGAAAGAACTCGTATTCGTCGGGAGCAACGCAATGAGCAGTGAAATCGTAGCAAATCTGATTCCAACTATTAAAGCCGTGGCCAGCGCTGTTAGCTTTGAGTGTGACGTAACTAATCGTCCATCTGGCATGATTCCTATGTCTGCTGAACTTGATGACAACGGTGACAAGCCCACATTCGGTTACCACATGGGTAACGCAGAAGTTGGTCAGGGTAAACATCATGTTCAAGACATTCTGATCTATCCACGTAAAGACTTTGATTACGTGGCGGAACACAGTCGTACTGTTGGCGAACTCAACATCGAAGCTATTACAAAAATCGGTGCTGAGATCTTACGCCCGTTGGTTCAGGCCCGTCAGATTGATGCAACTGCTCGTAGCTTTACCGCACCTGATGGCCGTTCGGGCACATTCATTCGCGTATTCCGCGCCTCAGATTACCCATGCAGTGAGCATCCTGAAATGCTGCTGGGTCAACCTCTGGGCCAATATCATTGTCCTGCCTGTGGCGAAATGCAGATGGCAGGTTGTTTCCACTTACCCCGAGAATTTGATGATGAAGGTAACCCTACCAATCAGCAATAGTTCCGCACAAGATAGTGCTGGTGGCTATTGGGAAGTAATGCCCGACGGTCCGTCTGAGCAACTCCTGCGACAGATTGCCAGTTCTATCATGGACACTGATGACTTGCATGACCTGCACGTTACTTTGGCTTATGATAACCGCAACCCTGTTGTTGCTGCCCAGCCCAATCCTGATGCAGAGTTCACTGCGACTATCAAGGGCGTAGCCTTGTTTGGTGGCGAAGAAGCTGTGCTGGTATTGCTGCTGGACAGTCCTGACCTGCAGGCTGAGCATGATCGCATCCATGCTTGCGGCTGTGCTAACTTCGACTTCAAACCGTATCAGCCTCATGTGAGTCTCAAGTACGGCGCACAACAACGTGATTTGGACTTCCTGCAAGATTGGTTGCTCAAGCCTGGTACTCCTCCTATCGATTTGCTGTTCACTGGTGAGCATCAAGAGCCAATCGACAACGACGCTCGATAGTAATATATAACGGTGGCCCTGTGCCGCCGTTTTCACATTCTAGGAGAAATTCTATGGAAATCATTATCAGCCTCAGCAACACAGAACTCAATCCACAGCCTGACCTCACGCCTCAAGCCCGTGCTGCTAATGACCGTGCAGAGCGTGAGCGTCTTGAGCAGGAGTATGCGGGTGAAGATATGACTGAGAAAGAGATTCAGAAAAAGGAAGAAGATCTCAAGGAACAGGAAGAGCAGCGCAAGAAAGATGACCCAGCAGCCCTGCCTCGTGAAATGCCCAAAGACATTGGTCTGCCTAAATTTAAAGAAACAGACACCGCCACCAGCATCACCAATCGACACGACAATTTGCCTGAGGCTAAGATCTAAAACTGTAAATATGCTGTAACGAAAAGCACATCGCAGAAGGCATCTGTCGTATGAAGAATAAGTCCAATCTCACAGGTGGCCAGATAGAAAACGTGATGGACACGCTGCTCCACGATTGTCTCCGCGAGATTGTAGAGAACACCGGCGTGTTCGACGTACAACTGACCTACCTGCTGAGCTTGATTACGTCAAACAAGAAACGCAAGCCGCACAACGCTGCTAACCGTGATCGAGCAATCAGCCTTTTGATTCGTGCGCTTAGCGTCCCACGCGATCAAAAGATGCAGTACATTATGGAAGTGAAGATGGAACGAAATTTCATCTACATGTTCCTGCAAAATGTAATTAACCGGTACTACCAACCGTATGTTGATTTGTATCGCAAGTATCTTGTTGTTCAAGACCCTGTTCAACGCACGCGCTATCAGGCACAGCTTGATGCCTACGTCCGAACTGTGGGTGCTGAGTCGCGCTCCAAGCTGTTTGTCGCACTCAACAACCTCAACGATCTCCTGCCTGTGTTCATGAGTTACTTCCACACTGTGGTCGATGACTTTTACCGACTGTGTACACAGCACGCAAAATTTTATGTTGATACCAACAGGGGCAAGCAGTACGACTCCAAAGACGTGCGACAGAACTTCCTGCGCAACGTTATCATTGCTATCAACAAGTATGACTCCTCTCGCGGTGCGATTGTGAGTTACGTTAAGTGGTGGATTCTGAATGCGCAAACGTGCAGTAGTTCAGAACATGAGTATGGTATCGCATACACCATTCCTCAGACCCAGCGCAAGAAACTTGCATCTGGACAAGACACCACATCAGTGAATTTCTCGGTTAGTCTGGACGCACCAGCATCTGAATCGGATGAGGGTATGGACGCATCCCTTCATCACAAGGTAAGTGACAGTCACCACCTTGAAGATACAGTGGACAGCGGCCGACGTGCTGAGAAAATTGGGCTGTTGATCAAACGCATCGATCCCATGGGCATCGCTCGCCTCACAATGGACATACCTGAGGTGTTCGAGCCAGAAGAACGACAACACATGCGAAATCACATGCTCAAACAGGGCCTGTTAAACAAATAGGAATCTGTAAACAGTAGCACAAGCAGATTCTACTCAATATTGAGGATTTAAGATGGGACGCGGATTTGATTCCATTCCAGACAAGAGCAGTCGTGACAATGTGCGCGAAACTGACATGTTTGAAGTTTATCAGTTAAACAAGAAAGCGAAAGATACATGGGTAACCCTACGCTTTCTGCCAGGTGATCTGCTGCCAATTAAAAAGCACTGGATCAAAATCATGGGTGGTAAGGACAAAGACAAGGAACTTAAAATTCCTCGTATGTGCGTCAACTTTAACCCTGATGACAAAGCTCCGCTGCGTGACATGAAGTGTCCGTACTGTGCGCTTGACCACGGCAACGATGAGTCTGGTGCACCGGCGCAGTATGATTTCAAATGGTGGACTCAGGCGATTGTTCGTGACGAGCAGGCCAGTGCTCCACGCAAGCAGCCGAAACGCACCAAAGGCGAGCTGAAAACAGGCAAGAAAGAAAAGGCCAGTGATAGCTGGACGCCTGTGTACTGTATTCCACTGACCAACAGTCAGGCAGGCATGATTCGTACCATGGGCGAACGTAACTTTGCTCAGGTAAAAGATAAAAAGTCTGGCCAGAAAGTTAAAACTGCATTCCCAATCACTGATGCCAAGTACGGTCTGGACATTGATATCAAATATGTCCCAAGCAACCCGCCGACCAACCGTTATGTGATGGAGAAAGGCGAACGTACTCCTCTGACCGAAGAAGAACGTGATTACCTCACGTGGGACTTCTCCGATTGGGAAGGCATCTACGACGCGCTGGGCCGTCTCAACGAAGCAGACGCAATGACTGACTTCAAAAAGATGGACGTGATCGGTACCAACTCTGATTCTGATGATGACGACGATGACGATGATGACAGCATGAGCCTTGGCAAGAAAAAGAAAGGCAAAGGCAAAGGCAAAGGCAAAGGCAAAGACTCATCGGCCAAGTCTGGCAAAAAACGTCGCGCCCTCGATGATGACGACGAGGACGATGATGACGACGAAGACGAAGATGATCGTCCGTCGAAAAAGAAAAAGTCCACCAAGTCTAAGCGTCTGCTGGACGATGATGAAGATGATGACGATGATGAGGACGAAGATGATCGTCCTAAGAAGAAGAAGAAAAAGTCTTCTGACAAATCATCCAAGTCTTCTAAGTCGGCCAAGTCTTCCAAGAAGAAGCGCTCAGACGATGATGACGATGATGAAGATGATGAGCCGAAGAAGAAAAAGAAATCTTCGGACAAGTCGTCTAAGTCTTCGGTGAAGAAAAAGAAAAAGTCTTCTGATGACGACGAGCCAGTCAAGAAGAAGAAAAAGAAAAAGTAATGTGACCAACAGGGGTGGCTAGCGCCGCCCCTTTGTTTTTCTCAACCGAGTAATCGACGACATGGCAAAAGCTAAAGCGAAAGCGAAACCAGAAAAAGAAACGAAAGAGAAAAAGGTCAAGAAGCCGAAGAAGACGGCTGTGGCAAGTGCCATTGAATTGGACCAGATTGAAAAAGTAGTTGGGTTTGATATTGGCAGCCTCATGGATGATGAGCTGGACTATATCGAGAAGAAAGTAAAAATCAGTTCGCAGGATGCAGCACGCTTTGCATTGCGCGTATCAACAGGTCAGCTTGCACTGGACATGTTCCTCTCAGGCGGTATCGTACCTGGTGGCTGGTACACATTCAGCGGCGGTGAGCAGTCCTGTAAATCAACTCTGACCATGAGCATCATGGCAAGTCTGATCAAGTTGGCATACACTGGTATCAGTGCTGTGTTCGACTACGAAGGTTCAACTGATGCCGAATACGTTGCGGGCCAGCTCAAAACGTTTGGTGTTAGTGTTGACGCTAAAACAATCTTTGGCGTGCGTGACCCAGACGATGAGAAGCGCTGGCTGATCAAACCAAAAATCCGTTACTACGCACCAGAGAACGGTACGCGCTTCTTTGACTTTATGTCCATGCTGCGTCGTCGCCTTCCCAAGAAGATTGTGGAGAAAGACGGCACTGCTTGGTTGTACTTTGAGAACAACAAAGAGAACGCCAAGAAAGTCGCTGGTCAGTATGACAAGAAGTGGTTCAGTGCGCACAACGAATTCAAAGTTAAGGCAAACGACAGCCACATGCAGGCGATTGCTATCGTTGACTCCTATCCTGCAATGCTGCCAGACCAGCTGGATGATGATGAAGGTTCAAACGCGATGGCTATTCAGGCGCGTATGTTCAGTGATGGCATCAAGCGTTTCCGTGGCGGTATGCGTAGCAAGATGATCACAGTCGTTGGCGTTAACCAGTTGCGTCAAAAGCCTGCGACAATGTTCGGCAGCCCTGAGTATGAGCCGTGCGGTGACGCGTTGAAGTTCTATTGCTTTGACGAAGCCACACAGATTCGTACCAACTATGGCACCTTAACTGCGCCTCAGATTCAAGAAATTCTCGACAACCCTACCAAGCAACATGATCGTCCACTTCTGGTGGAAACGCAGCATGGCTTTGAGCCAATCATGAAAGCGTGGCAGGTAGAAGAAGAACGTCTGGTCATGAGCCTTGAGACTGCAAGCCGTAGTTATATCGGCAGCGATCAGCATCGCCAGTTGGTGTTTATCCACGACACTACAGATGCAGATGAGCCAGCACTGCGTACAGAGTTCCGTACTCTGGCACAGATTGCAGCTCAACAGGCGTATCGTGAAATCTACGCGGTGATGCGCATTCCAAGTCCTGGCGAGATTCGCCTGCATGGCGCAGCGGCTGCTGACGCATCAAGCCGTTACGTGCTCCAGTTCATGCGCGATGCAGCACGCAGCAACATGATCAACGTTGCGTCTGGCTATCAAGTTGTCTGCACGGACATTAAAACAGAAGCAGGCCACCAGCAAGCTGTTATCAATAGCTTGGCTGACGTTGGTGTTATTGCACAAGCACGGGGCACCGATAGTGTTACTGTTCCTGGCCTGAGCTTTGCAACACTGCGTAACATCCTGCAGAATCGTTGCACCACAGAGAAGTCACAGTTGGTTCAGCGTAGCGTGATGTTCCATCTGGCTATCAACGACGTGTTCCCAGACCTCAGTGAGTTTCTTGCTGATTACAACATGGAAGTCAACGCTGAGGAAGCATCTTACTTTGGTGCTGATGGTGTTGAAGACCAGTTCATCTATCTGGCAGATGACACAAGTCTGGAACTCGCACTGCATGGTCTGTTGCAGCGTAGCATTGGGTCCAAGCATTACGACAACTACGAAGAGATCAGCCGCCAGTCTGCGTACATCGAAGACCTGGTGACCTTCGAAGGTCAGAGCTTCCCAATCTCCTGCCGTGTCCGTACTGTTGAGAAAGAGATCGCTGACAAGACTCGCCTGTGGGATGTTACTGTCCCAAGCACCAGCATCATTGTTACCAACGGCTTTGTAAGCCACAACAGCGATGTGCGTATCCGTCTTGCATCGCGTGCTGTGCCTGCTGGCTGGACAACGCTGAAAGACGAGCGTGGTATTGTTGGTGAGAAGTCTGTGACAGTTGAAGGCGGTACTGACCGCTATCGCTTTATCGCAGCCAAGACTATCAAGAACAAGATGGGTGGTATCCCTAACCAGCAGACGTGGATGCGACTGTGGGAAGCAGATGGTAACGGTGAAGCACGCGGCTTTGACCCCGTGTTCGACACATGGCACTATCTGAAAACTCTGGGCCTGATTCAGGGTGTGCGCAAGCGCTTCAAGATTAAAGCGCCATGCCCACTTGCCTCTGACAAGCCTATGGATTGGGATCAGTTCCGTACGCTGATCAACGGCAGCAAAAAGCAAATCGCCGAAGTGTGTGGTCAATTGGGTGTTAAGCCTGCTGGACTGCGTGCGTGGTGTTTCAAATTCATCGTCAGCGAGAAAGGTAGTGCAATGCTGAAAGACAGTATCAGCCGCAGTACCAAAGGCGGTGACGACGAAGCTGACGACTAATCGTGTGGGCAGGGACGCCCAACCAATAGGAGCAACAACGTGGAAAAGATTTATCCTGACCAAATCGGTTATCTGGGTACCATCAAGCAAAGCATCGATAAAGGTACTATGCAGCGTGACCTGACCATTCGTACCATGCTTGACATTGAGCAGGCGATTGACCTCGGGCCTGATTATAAAGGCAGTAAGGTATTCATCGTCGGCATGAATGTTATGCCTGAGATTGCCGACAAGCTGATCAACCATTTCGATCCCACTGAGCTGGTTGCTGATATTCAGCGTGGCTATCTCGGTCAAGTGTTGGGTCTGCCTGTGCTGGCCACTGGTGCAGTACCTGCGGACAGTGTGAGCTGTGCCCTGTTGTTGCCTGATGAAGATATCCATATCATCGGTGCAGTAATGTCTGTAGTAGTCTAAATCTAAATCAAACCCGTCTCGATAGCCCAAAGTGGCAGGAGAATTTCATGAACGTAATCCAAGTCAAATCAAATGAAGTATTCGAAGGCATGTTACACGGCTACATGCACAAAGGCCTCAACGATGCACAACAGGATCAGCGCAATAACCACACGCCGCCTGATGTGATTTATATCAGTACCAGTGATCGCGCCGCTGACTTTGAAGTGCGTGGCATCTTGCGTAAGAGCACGATACCAGACAACTTTATCGTGTCCGGCTATTCGAGTTTGCAGGTGCGTGTGCGCGGTCGTTCGCTGAATGATACCTCAGTGTTTATCTCGCCTGAATGTTTGCACGTTGACCGTGACTTGCTTACTGGTAGTCTTGCCGAGCTTATTGAGCACCGTACTGCCCACAAGTGGGTTGAAGTATCCACGATGATCGTTCACGGTCCGAGCAGTCACTGTATGCCTGAAGGCCTGCAGGAGCGTTTGTATCAGAACTATCTCGGACGTAATCCAATGTTCCATCAGGGCATTGTGGACATGCGTAGTAACACAACACCAGAACAGTTTGCGGAGTTGGTGGCGGAAACTGCCACATTAAAATCACCGCAGCAAAAACGCATTCGCGCACCTCTGTATTTTGGTGATGAGTTTATGTCACTTGACATGAAGCAGTTCTATAAGGACCTGCTTGTGTTGCACCCGCGTATGCCTGCAGGCGATAGTCTTGTGTTTAGTCCTGCGCTGTTGTTCCGTGTTTACTCTGCGGCAATCTCCTATCTGCGTCTGCCGATAACAACACTGTAAATATAAGAGGCGATCTTCGGGTCGCCTTTTTACTTTCAAGGACTAGACATGTACAAACACAGTTTCAATAGACGTGAGCACCAACGCTTCCAAACAGATCTAAAGCCTCGTATGCGATTGATGTTGGGTCGCTTTGAGGACTACCTCAGCGATAACAAAGGTAAACTTGATCCGTCAGGTGTGTTGCTGGATGAGTTCGCAGGTTGGGGAGCAAACGCCGCAACTCGCTATCTACTACAGAATCTGAACCCAACCCTCCTCAGAAACTTTGCTTACATCTATGGTCAATTCTTTTGGCAGTTCTCTAAGTTGGAACTCTGTATTCACGATGAGATAGTTGATCACATTGTTCAGTCCGATCCGCCTAGCAGAATGCCTGCCGAGATTCTCAGACGACTGCCCTACATCAGCCAGTGGATTCAAGCACCCATCGGCATTGATGTTAGTGAGTTCCCTAGTGAAAAGGAACTGCACGAGAAACAGCCTACGTTCTATTTTCCTGGCGCGTTTGTCTCTTACTACAGGCTTGACTGTGGTCGTCGCGTTATGAGCATGACCTGTTCTGTCCTGTGTGGTGCAGCCCAACTGGTTGATCCCGAAAATGCCATGTATGCTTCTGTGATGGTCTATGTTGATGAAGATTTTAACTCTTCCGGCACAGGTCAAATGAGTGCTGCAATGGTTAACATCAACAGGAGCATCAAAGACAAATCAACGATTGCCATAATCGACGGAGCTGTGGAGCGTTGGGCGAAGCAAATGTTGAGTTGCATTCTGTTTGTGTGCTCACAGGAAGATACCTTGTTGAAGGGAGGCGCTACTGGCCATCGTTCTACCAAAACAAATCCCAACAGCTACAAACTGGCTATTGCAGCCAAACCACGATCGATTGTTGTTGGTCAGGAGTTTGTGGAAGAAGTGAAGAAGTTTGAGCGTGAGCAAGCAGATAGTGTTTCTTTCTCTGGTCGTCGCGCACACATGCGTCGTGGTCACTACCACAACTTCTGGACTGGACCCAAAGCAGGTCCTAGACGTTTGGTGTGTAAATGGCTGCCTCCAACGGTAGTCAGAGGAACCTTGGCAGACTAAGAATAATCTTAGACCTTTTCTCTAATTTGTAGAGCAGGCAAGAAGTGCCGGCATACTATTAATTGGGGATTACCTTTATGTGTCAAAGAACTCTGGAACGCCTGCGTTACCATTCGCGTAATGCTAGTTGGATAAACCGAACGCCCGAGCCGCTGTCATTGAAACGTCATGCTGCTCAGGTAGACTGCGGACAGTTCACAACAGCAGTCAAAGGATGCCGTACGGTTCAACTCTCGCCACACTTAGTCAACTTCTATCAAGGCCAAGATCTTGTAGGTCAAAGCGTTTGGCATCAAAGTCCTGAAGGCGACACTGAACTACAATTCCGTCTTCTCGCAGCACACTAATAAAAACAACACACAGCAACCTGATAAGGGCTGCCAGAGACATTGTGCTTTGGCGCCCTTTTCTCGTTTTGACGATAATTTTTGCCTACGATAAGACACGAGTATATGGAGCCCAGATGGAAATCATGATTTCGTTGTCGTTCAAGCAAATAGAGCCGCCAATCGTTTCATACGATCCACAAAAGGCGCCACACGTTAACGACAACAGCAAGCCTGGCCAGGTGTTTGACCTGCACACGTTGCAGCAAATGAGCTATCTGGACATGAAGAAGGTCAGAGGTGATGCAGGCGCAAAGTACGCTAAGGTAATTGCGCAGTGGCTAAATGGACAACGTAACATCGAGGTCAAGTTCCGCGTTTCACGACGCAGCAAGATATCGATCGAGGTTAAGAACACCAAGCAGCTTGCAGCACGTTACACAGAGGTCTATCTCCTGAGTCCAGAAAAGACTAAATCGAAAGATTGGGAATTGATAGGCACTGGGCCTCACGGCAATGAGAACGTTGTGCAGCTTGGTGGTCGTATGCAACCTGATGTGTTGTATGCAACGGCACGCAGTATGCTGGGCGCTCACCTGCCTACAGAAGAATGGCCAGGTGACAGCACCCGAGAGCAAGTAATCGCCAAGTTTGATAAGCAGCGCAAAGAACATCGCACTGTTCCTGACCGCGCTTACAAGTATGTCAACAACAACGAAACCCAATTGATCACCATGATGCAAGATGGCATGAGCATTGATGAGATTGTGGCTTGGGTATTAAACCAATACTGAGGAATCCTATGAGTATCATTTCTATCTCGGCCACAAAAGCCCAAAAAGATGGCGCCAAGTATCTGTTCGGCACTAAGGGTGAAAGCATCCTTGCTGTGCTGGAAGCCCTGTCGAAAGCCAAAGAGCTGCGTAGCTCACACCTGAATGGCCTGATCCTTATGCTGAAAGATGCAGAAGATGACGAGCTGATCGCGTTCAAAAACAGCGCTGGTGGCAAGCGTACCATTGAAGCTGCCAAGCTGTTGGCAACTGCAAAGACTTTGGGCACCAGCCTTCAGGGCTTGCGTAAGGTCAAAGTGCCAAGCAAGTGGATTCAAGATCACGACGATGCAAAAGCTGCTGGCGCCACTGAGACCAAGACTCATAAGGCTACTGGCAAAGGCACTCGTCCCCAGAAAGCAGAGCAGGTCGCTAATCCGCAGGCACCTGAGCCTGAAACTGTTGCTCCTAAATCGACTCCTAATACTGGTAAGTTCAAGTATTACTTCACCGTGGATAACGTGAAGCGCGCAGGTCTCGCTGCACGAGTCGATGCAGCCATTCAGAAGTTGCATCCAAGTGTCATCAAAGAAGTTAACGGTGACTTTGTGGAATACTCTGTTCGCACCAAGCGCGAACTCAACGAACTTGCTGAGGCAGCAGGCATCGAGATCAGCGACAAGGGTGTGGCTACTTCCGCCAAATGGTTTAGCTCAAAAAAGTGACCAGCGAGCCTGCTTCAAAAACGAATGGTAAGTCCCAGACCGCGCTGGTGGACGAACTCTCCGAAATGCAGCCTCGCAAGTACGCCAAGTTAAGTCAGCCTAATCAGTATGCTTACATGGAAGCACTGCGTGATATGGTGCGCAACGCTGTGCCTAGCAATCAGAATATTCAAATCCTGGTTCCAGAAGACGGCCCATGTTTGAGTATCGGTAACGGCAAACGCAAGACCTATACATTCTTCGTCAAAGGCAATAACTGGGTGCGTCAAAGCAGCTCTGACAAATCCACTGTAAGCCTGGGCGATTCTCTGGATGTTGCGGAATTGATCGAAGCAGCGCACGAAACTGCCAAGACTTCCAGCATTGTCTCAACGCGTTAAAACCAAAAGGGTGGCCTCAGGGCTGCCCTTTTTCCATTCAGTCACAAAAATTTACATACCAATCATAAATAACCTAGTCCAGCCCCATGCCTGCGTACTCTACTGATCACCTGCCCCATGACCACTATACACGGCCTGGACTAAGACCATTCTTAATAGCTGCTGGTACTGCCTACTATAATTGAATACCACTCATTTTGATTTCTCGTTAATATGTAGTGCGGGCAAGCTACCCGCGCAATTGACTATTAATGAGGAATATTCCATGATCGAAGTAAACAGCTTTGCAGAACTGCGAACCACTGCTCCTGCTAAAGCGGGTGATACAGCCTACCTGACGCGTTACTACGACAAGGACAGCAAGTTCCGAGGCGGCGGCTGGTTCATCGGCTATCCACAGAAGAACGTACCGAAAGATGACGGCGGTATCTATGCTGTGGGTAAAGACGGCAAAGGCAATCCGTTCTTCTGGCAGCGTGTTGTTGATGACCCGACTAACATCAACATCCTGCACTTCGGTGCACGCCTTGATGGCAAGACTGATGATGCCGATGCGTGGCTGCGTAACTTCATGTGGGTTTTCAACATGAAGGACGGCAGTGACACTCTTGGTGTTTGCATTCCATCAGGCCCTATCCTGTTAAGCCCTATCGACCTCACCAACTTGGGTGAGATTCCAGTGTTCGCCCTTTATGGTGATACTCGTTGTACTAAAGGCTGGCGCCCGCGTGTCAAGATTATCAGTAACCAATCTGACAAGCAGGTGTTCAAAGTTAATGCCCGCCGTACAATCATCAAAGGCCTGAACTGGAACGGTCAGTGTGTTGCAGTCAAAGACGGTAAGAAAGTTGACGTGGCGACTATCAAAGGCGCAGTAATGCCAGCGAACCGCTCGAACAACCAGATCTTCTTTGAAAACATCTGTACCATGGGCCAGTACGTGGGCATCGACTGCGTTCGTGTGGAGAACACCGGTGGTTCAGCGTTGAAGTTCCAGGACACCCTCGACACTTCAATCACTGAGATCTACGGCAGCAAACTCTTTGGTGCTGCTATCGAAGCCAAGTGGTCTGACACAGTGCAGGCAGGTTGGAACCACTCGACCGCTGTGCGTCTTGAGAACGGTAACTTCCAGTACGGCTACGGCCCTGCTGTGTTGGATATGCCACGTATGACTCAGGCGTTCATGAAGAATATCTGGATTGAGCACACGCGCTTCCCAGGTAATCTGAATGACGGTCAGTGGGTGCTTGAAGGTAACTCAATTGAGAGTTCTGACAACCCAATCAACTTAGCCAACACCCGCTGTGTGATCAACGGCTACTACTTCCAAGGTCAAGGCACCATGACTCTGGAACGTAAGGCTAGCTCAGACAACTGGCTGTCAGGCTATGAACGTGGTAACATCCGCACTGAGACTTACGGCATCATGATGACCGATGCTTGCTTCCGTGCTGGTTACTACACTGGCTACAAGATCACGAACAACACCGACCAAGACAAGTGGGTGTACATCGGTGACTTCGCCTTCATGAAGATGAACCAGATCTGGGAAGTCGAGTTCCTGGGCAAACGTGGCGGTGTTGTTCCTAACGCACGCAGCGAACAGCCAGCTCAGATGAACGGCATGGGTCGTCGTGTTATTACCATGCAACGTTGTAATGCACCGCAGAAGAAAGTCTATGCGGACATGCGCATGGAAGGCAGCGATGCAATCCTTGATGTTGTGTACCAGCGCCTGTGGGATACCCATGCTAAGGTGTTTGTTAAACTGGCGGCCAACAGTGGCGACACTATCTTCAACCTGACTACCAACGGTCCAACACGCTTTGAAGAAGGCATGTGTACCTTGTACAGCGAAGGCCCTGTAGATTGTGTTGACCCGCTGTTGTCTGAAATGACCACCTGTGTCGAGAAGAATCAGAAAGACTACGCTCGTCCACAGGCACGTTTCAGCATCCACAACGGCATTGCCGGTATTGGTGCTAACGAGCAGGGTGTTGTTACTCTGCAAACGGCAGAAGGCAAGGCGCCGAAAGACCCTGCCAAACCTGCGGGTTACACCACGCTTAACATCAATGGCGTGGACCGTGTTGTTCCCTACTACTAAAAGTGAGATTAATCATGTCTTATAAAGTAGAACTTCCAGTGTTAACCTCTGGCAGTAACGAGCTTCCAGATGAGCTGAAACAGTTTGTTGATGCGAACAACATCACCTACACAATCGGCGACGCGAGTTCGGACCGCAGCATTGTGACCTTTGAGTCTCAGGGCCGCGATCAGTTGCAGAGCATGATTGAACAGGTCTATGCGCCTTCGAAAGAAAGCGAATGGTCACAGTTCACTTCTCAGATCACGGCAGAAGGCGTAGACGCTGGCCAGGAATCTTACCTGACTCAGAGTTCACGCGAAGTTCCGCCGCACGTTGATGACGATGTTGAGCCTCAGCCAGAAGCAGACTTCCTTGAACAAGAAGACGAAGTTGAAGCCGAGCCGCAGTCAGACGAACCTGTCGATGAGCCTATCAGTTCTCAGACCATCGCCAGCGACGTTGAACGTGACGACGCCAAGCCTGAGCAAAAGTAATCTGTAGATAAGTTTAAGGGCTGCCTTCGGGTGGCCCTTTTTCAGTTCCTACACAAATCTCCGGCAGACCTTAAACAGGGTTAAACGTGCTTAGTCTTGGAAGTCTCCAGAAGCCCACTATTCAGCAAATCTGCGGCTGAAATATTCAGAGAAATAGCTTGCCATGAAACGTAGATTATGATACGCCAATCGTCTGAAAAATAAAATCAAAAATGTGTTGATCTGACGTGCAGACGTGATACTATGCAATCTCAGTAACACGCAGCGACAAACGCAGCATGTTGCATCGCTCTTTAACAATCAGACAATCAACTATGAGAGATCATGTTATGAAAACTATGTTTAATTCTTTCGCTGTAGAACTCGACGTAATTGCAGACGACGCACACGCCGTGCCTAGCGATATTATCGAATATTGCGAAGCAAACAACATCGGCGTTTTCGTTGCTAAGCGTGACGGCGTAGACAATTTGCCTGTCGTGTTTACGGCGCAACGCGAAGAAGATTTAAAAGAAATGATCAACACAGTTTATGAGACAGAAGATAAAGAGCAGCAAGAATTTTTCGCCACTCTGATTCAGAAATTCTAATAAACTTCTCAGGCGATGGCACAAGCTGTCGCCTTTTTCTTTTGAGGCAGAAAATGAAAACTCTTTTCATTCGTTGTGACGCAAAAAGTTTCTATCAGGGCCGTGTAGAATTGCGTGCTGTGAATTTGAAACGTGCTGCTGATATTGATCGCCTAGTGTTTTGCGTTTTTGATCGTGACGTGTTATCGCGTACAGTTCAAATGCGCCAAGTAAGCATCGAACATGTGGCACACAACGGCGAATCGCTTTGCTATGCGTTTTGCTTCACTAGCGCCGACTATGTTGACGTAGCGCTGACTGATAAAGAAAGCGAACGTCTGGCTCATGTGCGTAACAATCGCTTTTTCACAGAGACGCTAAAGCGTGTCGAAGTCGAATTGAGCCTAACGATTGAGCAAGCGCCTAAGCAACGTCAAACACTCGAAGCGTACACAGTAGAAGAATTGCTGGCGCACCTCAGACAGCGCCTGAACGCCAAGATAACAGTTGAGCTATAAGCACAAGGGGCCACTCGAAAGAGCTGGCCCCTTTGCTGTTTCAGAATCAGAATTTGCTCAGACCAGACTTATCTCAAATCGCTGTAAATAGACATAACTCAAATCAGCAAATCGCTGGTCAAAATATGTGTTGAAAACATGGCGATTGTCAAGCACTATATAGACTCACGACGCAGCTTGTGGGCTGTGTCACTAATCAACATACATGAGGCAGCACAATGACAGACGAACGCTTTGCAGGTCAGATCGACGCAGAACAAGTCGAAACAGCAAACGCACTGATCAAACGCATTAACCCGCAACTGCCGAAAGGCGTTAAGCTGATTTTCTTCTCTGCCGAAGAGAGTGGCTTAGACTGTGGTATGTTGATGGTTGCCTATTTTGACGAGAATGGCGAAGAGACAGGCGACTGGGGATGGCACATTGATCTTCCTGATGCGTCCGGCCGTTACACATTCACCTACGCAGGCAATTACTGCCACGAGAAAGAAGGCACGGTTGAGGGAACTGATCAGGCCTTGATTGAGAAAATCAGCTCACTGGAATTTTAATACGTGTGGCCTTGCGGGGCCACATCAACTCAACTGTTGGAGAATCGCCATGTACTTTAAATCGAAAAAGAACGCCGCTGAATATGATCAGCAAACTGCCAAGTATTTCATTCGCATGGCACTCGCCCTGCAAACTGCCATGTATAAGCAATACGGCCGTGACGATCTCGCAGTTGAAATCGAATATAGCGGTTTGACTGAAAGCCAGCACCCAGCAGAAGATTCTGTGCCTGACGACAATCGCCCGTACATTGTTATCACAAACACGGAACGTGAAGACGAGCATACACAAGGCTATCGCCTTAACATTGATACGGTTATAGTCGCCTTCCCGTCTGCTATAGGCAAAGAGCGTGGATTAGACGAACGTTGGTTTGTTACTGCCATGTCTCCTGAGTGTAGCAGTATGCGCAGTGTTGCGCTTGCTAATGACACTACCAGCGACCGTATGCTGTTGCGTCTTGCTACGACTGTTAACGCTCTTATCTAGCATACGGCAGGGCTTACGGGCCCTGCTCTTTACTCGGAGTTTGACCATGACCAAGAAATTGACCAAACAGGACGTGCGTCCTATCATTGTTGCGTATCTCGACAAGATCGAACAGACTGATGTTGAAATCAGCGACCGCCAACGTAAGAGCACGCTGTACCATCACGTTGTCGATCTGCGTAACAAAATGCTGGCAGATTGGTTCTCGCCTGGTCAGGCACTGCGTTACTTGAAGCAGTATCAACGCAAAAACAAAGACTTTATCGGAGAGTAAGAATGAAAACAGCACCCGCCGTTAGCGATGAACGCAACTTTAAGATTGAAGGCATTGACGACCTGTGCCGCGAACTCAAATCAAATCGTGCACCACGCGGCATGGCCCTGATGCGTAACAGCATCTGGCGTGAAGCCCGCGCGTTGCAGGCTGAGTTGAGCCATCGTCTGATTCTGAGTTTCGGCAATCCCGAATCCACATATAATGGCGATTACCCAGAAACAATCGCTGTGGCGCTGTATGAAACTGAATGTGAAATCTACGCCCTGATTGAGCAGGCGATTCGTCTCGTTCTGCCTTCGTTCTACCAGAACACAATGAAAGAGCCTGTAGAGCCGCCAGTAAAGACTGCTGTGGAAAATGACAGCAACGATACACTGCCGCTCCAAGGCAAAAAGCCCCGTAAATCAAACGTTCCTCAGATCACGCACAACAAAGGCGAGCCAGTAGTCGAATTGCTCAAGCTCGATAGAAAGACTCTCGCTGACCTGAAATCATTCTGTGCTGGTAAGATATCAATGAATGAACTCACAGAGAACATGCAGGACGATCACAACATTGATATTGTGCGTGTGCGAGTGGCTACGCGACTCGATAAAACGTATGGCGTTAACATTGTGCCCAACGGCAACATCGCTTTTGATATTGAACGCACTGTGCATCATCATCGCGATAACAACGGCAACAAAATTGCCACTCACCTCGTCACTGTTATTGTTTAAGGAATCCATCATGAATCGTTACGGTCTGTTTGTACCCGTGCTGCACGCCGATGTGGCAAAACCTATTCGTCTGCGTATGGACGAGTCCGATATTGAGCTGGTGCATCGCGTGTTCATCTTAGGCATCGACCCAAGCCACGAGCCTCGTCTGTTCTTTGTAAACAGTGTTGATGCGATTATGGAATCGTTGGGTGACGGCACTACTGATCTAACGCTCTCTAATCCTGAAACGTATGAGCAGGCGCAGCGACCGTCGAATAGTTTGATTAACGCGACTATCGGCACGCGCTGCAACACCAGCTTTCCGGAAGGCTGCTACAACCTACGCGAACTGCCAGACAAATCTGAGTTCCTAGAGCCGACTCGTTTTACGGTGAAAGATCGCATCGCGTGGCAGGACACAACCAACCCAGAAGTGTTGCGTTATGTCTTTGGCTCATTCCCTACTGCATTGCTTGAAGCAGAGCTGGAGCGTCGTCGTATTGAGAACGAGCAAGACGCAGAGCAAGACGCACACGAACTTGATGTGCGGGAGCAGGAGCAGGATGAGTATGACGAACACCAGCGCCGTGAACTGGACCGTGAACGAGGCCGTCGCCAATGAAAGATAATCACCTTGTCTTGCTGGTGGCGCAAGCAGACGCAGATCGCCCCATTCGCATTCGTGCGCTGAATAGCGATATGGCGAACATCAAATATCTGACAGTCATTCTGGAATCTGATACTCGCCCACCACGACCTTTCAGCGTAAAGAAATGCCACCTGGTTGTCGAGTTGCTCCACCCTGTGATTCCTAACAGCGCTGAGTACGAATTCCACATTGATGAAATGGAACCGTATGTCGCACGCAACACCGACGGCGCTGAGGTGAAGTTTCTCAAGAACAGCGGACGCTGGTACACACGACTCACGGACCCTGTGTTTAAAGCAGTGCCCGTGTGTGAGTTCACTACACACCTCATCAAGCTGGAGGATAATCCAAACAACTGGGTGCAGCAGGCACGACTCGAAGCATTCACCTGCCAGCAACTGTTAGACGAGATTGAACGGCGCACAGCGGAAATCATGCTGCACCGTTCACTGTATGAAAGCCGTGACACGCCAGTGACTGACGCCGAGTGGCGCCAGTATGATGCACGACACTCTGGAGAATAAGCCATGACCATCTTATACGTTCGTTGCACTGAGGGCCAGTTGTTGCGCCGTCGTGTTGAACTCAACTCCATGTATCACAAAAACATGCACCGTGTATCAAGCATCGTCCTGCTGGTACTGGATGCAGAGCATGGCGAATTGAAGTACGCGGCAGAAGTCAACGCAGCCAACATTGTTGTCTCGCCACGCAGCAACATGACCAGCCAGCTACAGATTGAAATCAAGCGCTATACCAAGCGCCCTCTGACTGAGCACCATCGCGCTTACGCCCGTTCATCGTATAAGCATATTCTAAGTCAAGCAGCACAACGCGCAGAGCTAAGCTGGTCGAAGTAGTCAGCAAATCACTGGTCAAAATATGAGTAGAAACGATCAGAACATTCTGATAGACTAATTAGGCAGCACATATAAACAACTCTACTCACATTAACTTTTCCAACACCGGGGAATATCATGGCCGTCTTAGCAGCAATCGTTATCGCGCTTATCGTGTTGCTTACTTTCATCGCAGTTGTCCTGAGTATCGGACAGAGAGCGATTGTGGTTGAGATGGAACTTGAACTGGAAGAAGCACTGGAAGCCATCGCAGCGGCCCGTCGTTTCTACGAACGCCAATCCGTACATCACCTATTAATGAGAAGGGACTATGCCAAATAAACAGTGGGTATCACAAAATAATCGTCTGACTCCAGCAAACCGTGCTCGTTTAGAAGCCACGGTCAATCGTGAGATTCAGATCGTAATCGACCAGTGCAGCTTGATGGTGGCTCGCTCTGAGAGCGGCGGCTTCGGACACGTGGCTGACCACCTGACCGGCCTCAGTACAATGAGCATCTATGCACGCGCTCTTGGCGGCATTCAACGCAACTGGCAAATGCCTACCGTTGTTATCTCGTCTATCAACGTAATGCCGAGCTACCAACGCAAGGGCGTGTTTGCTGTGCTGTGTGATAACCTGATTGAGCACTGCACTGTCAACAACTGGGTTCTCAAAGTTGAGAACGTGTTGGTGCCGTATCTGCGTCAGCATCTTGAGCAACGTGGCTTCTTGCCTGAGCCGAACGCTAAAGGCAGTGAGCTGCTACATGGCAGCATGTACTGGCTGCCTCGTCCTGAACTGCGTGATACCCTGCCTCGTCTGGATATGTCACGCATCAGCCAACTCGGGAAAACAGCGTGAAATCATTCTATCGTGCAATACTCGCAGGCTGGGCAAAGCTGCGAGGCTATGAACAGGTAGCAATCACCCTTGTGTTGGTGAACCTGTTGGGCGCCGTGTTGGTCAACATGATCAACCAAAACTTATCGCTGTTTCTACCCAGCGTGTTTTTGTTTGCTCTTAGCGGCATGGTCAGTGTTGGCCTTTGCATCAAAGAGCACAAGGTAGACTAAACGATTTTCCATTTACTGTAGCTGAGGAGCTAACAATGGCAACTGCATCAACTCAAATCACTTTCATCTTCCCATTCCTGTCCACCTATGAAGTAACGCTAGGCAGTGGTAGCTTGGCAAACAAGCTGGGCTGTAATGAAATGCAAGAAAAGACCTACAATGGTCCGCAGGCACTCAACATCATGCTTGGCCTGCATGTTCAAGACGCGCTGCCTCTGTTCGACCGCAGCATCGTTAATCTGATGATTGATCGTCAGATACGTTATGAAGAAGATATTGTCAGTGGCATGTATGATGCCTCTGGCCATGCGCCTCACGCAGGCCTTATGGTTGTGGTACACCACTTCCGATAAGTGGGCTTGCTGGAACGTCTTTGCGAAGGCGTTCTGTCAATCTTACATATTGCTAAGGAGCATGTATGAATCGACCGCAACGTGGCGCAGTTTATAACCTGTCAGAAATCCTGTGCGACCTTGAACTTCTCAAGTCAGCCTGCCTGTGCTTTTATGTGCAGGACCTGTGTTACCCTGACAATCGTAGCAGCACCGAACAGATTGTTGACTTCACTCACCTGACGGATGACCAACTGCTGGCTATTCCGGGCTGGTCTGAAACACAGTGGCGTTTTGCATACGAGACAGAAGAGTGGACGCCTGTGTTCCGCGCCATCGATGATCGCAGCGTAGAACGTCTGTGTCACATTGAGCCTTATGTTGACCGTGACATGCAAAGCATTAACCACATGTGGGTAACACCACGCGGCGGTGAACTTGCGCAGCAGCCTGTTGCGTATAACCCTGAACTTCATGGAACTCTGGAGGCACGATGAACAAAGAACAACGCACCCGTATCATTACTGCAATGATGACGAACCTTGTCGAGATTCGCAAAGTGACCGACATTGTTATTCACGAACAAACGGTTGAGTTCAAACTCAAGGGCAGCGCGTACATTGCGGAAGTTCCTGAAAGCAATCCTGAGAAAATCAGTGTGCGCTTCCGCGATGACTATCAGTGGGCACCTGACATTGAAAAGCAACTCAACCATCGTCCGCCTGTGCAACACACCGTTAATCGTGATCTGTTGCGCAAGCCTGACAATCACCCAAAGACATTGCATGATGTGATTCAGGCAAAGTCAGTACGCAGAAGTTACTAGCCTTGCGCCGCTCTCTTAAAAAGCAGAAGTGGTGGCAGGATATTGAAAAGCAGTACACAACGATCATGCTTGGTCTCACCGCTGCCTGTTTTATCGCAGCAGGAGCAATTGCTTGGTTGTATGTGCATTACGTGGGTTAATCATCTGAGGGGGATGTACTGTAAATGATCGATAGCACATAGCAATAACATAAAGTATTTGTAGTGGCAGTAAAGGCAGTAAAGGCAATACAAACAATCCACCGGCATAGACCGGTATAAAGAAAATACCTATACAGGACATAATAAATGAAAACTGCAATCAAAACCTCTATCGTAGCTTCTCTGGTAACTCTGGCTCTGGCAAACGTATCAGTGGCCAACGCAACAACTTCGTATGACGGCGGCCTGATTAACGTGGGCGGCGGCGATGGTGGCTTGATTAACATTGGCGGCACCGGCGGCTTTATCAATATCGGTGGCAACACTGGTACGCAGACTGCACTCAATGGCCTGAACAACAACCTCAATATTCTGGACGGCAAAGTAACTGTGATTGACGGCAAAGTCGTTGACCTCAGCAACAACGTCAGTGGTCTGAATACTACCGTGTCTGGTCTGTCTGGCACTGTAGCGCAGAACACCAAAGACATTGGCACACTGACCAACAGCCTGAATCAACAGAACACCAACCTGACCAACGCAATCTCAGCGGGCGATAAGCTGTTAAACGACAAGCTGACCTCAGCAACGAACACGCTGGGTACGCAAATCAAACAGACCAACGACCTGGCTGTGCAGGGTAACGCAACTGCTAACAACGCCCTGACCACTGTGTACGGTTTGATTCCTCAAGTGCTGAACAATGGCAAAGCAATCGCCGATGTGAAAACTGATCTGGCTACTGCGGTTGAACAGGGCAAGCAAGTTGCTACCGGCCTGAACAACAAAATTGACGGCGTTGATTCGAAAGTTGATTCGCTGGCGCAGCAGGGCCAAGCGGCATACACTGACCTGAACGGTAAAGTCAGCGCAGTAGATGATCGTGTGACTGACCTGGCTAACACTGGCAAAGCAGTTGCTGGTCAACTCGACGCTAAGATTGACGGCGTTTCAACTCAGACCAACGGACGCATCGACGGTCTGGTTGAGCAAGCGAATCAGTTTGCTTCCGATACCAACGCAGCGCTCGGCAAAGTCGATAACAAAGCTGACCTGGGCATCGCGCTAGGTGCAACTGCTAATGTGAAAGCTGATCTGGTAGGCGCGGGCTTGATTGCTAACACTGCGTGGGATATCAAACAGCAAAAAGAAATCGACGCCAACACCAAAGGTCTGGCAGCGAACAACGCACTGGATGTCAAGCAGCAAACGCAGATTGACTCTCAGGGTAAAGCAATCGGCGGTCTGCAATCCGGCCTCGCTGCTAACACTGCCGTTGACGCGAAACAGCAACATCAGATCGACTGGCTGAAATCTGATTCGGCTGCAAACAAAGCAACCGATGCCAAACAGCAAACACAGATTGATGCCAATACAAAGACCGGTGCGCAGAACGGTAAAGCAATCGGTGATCTGCAATCTGGTCTGGCTGTGACCGATGACCGCTCCATCAAAAACTCCGACCGCATCAGTGACCTCGTATCCGTCACTGATAAAGACCGCACTGACATTAACACCCGTGTTGATGGCGTGTCCTCTCAGGTCAATGCTAACGGTGAGCGCATCAGTGATCTGGTGGCTGTAACTGATAAAGACCGCACCGATATCAATACCCGTGTTGACGGTGTAAGTGGTCAAGTCAACAAAAACTCTGATCGCATTACTGACCTGGTTAGCGTGACTGATAAAGACCGCACCGATATCAATACCCGTGTCGATGGCGTGAGCACTCAGGTTAACAAAAACACCAACGACATTAAAAACGTCAGCAACGTTGCCAACGATGCATATAACAATGCATACAACGCGCAGCAAACTGCCAACGCTGGTGTAGCAATCGGGCAGGACGCCAAGAACACTGCAATCAATGCGCAGAACACCGCCAACGTTGCAGTGGGTATCGGCCAGAAGAACAGCAACGACATTGTTAATCTGGACAGCCGCGTGACTACCAACACTGGCGCGATTCAGAAAAACAGCAACGACATTGTTAATCTGGATAATCGCACAACGCAGAACACGTCTGACATTCAGACAACGCGCAACGATCTGGTCAACACTAACAACGTGCTTACCCAGAATGTTAAGCAAACGCAGTCCAACACCAATCGCATCACGGTGAATGAAGGCAACATCGCCAACAACACCAAGCAGATCAATGTTAACACCACTAACATTGCGAACCACGACGTGCGCATCACCAACAACGAAACCAACATTGCAAACAACACCACTGAGATCAAAAAGACTCAGACCGTTGTGAACAATCAGGGCAAGGTGTTGCAGAACCATGAGACGCGCATCACCAACAACGAAACCAACATCAACAACTTGGCTGGTGACTACTACCAGTTCCAAGATACCTACAACTACAACAACCAGGTTATCAACCAGAACATTCAGAGCTACTCCAACCAAGCTGTGCAGAAGTCTAAAACGTATACCGACGAACAAGTTGGTAAACTGCGTAACGACTGGCAGCAGGGTCGTAGCGATGACCAGAACGAATACCGCTCAGGTATCGCGGGTGTAGCAGCAATGTCTAACATCCCGAACGTCCCAGGTACCAAGTGGAACATGGGTGCAGGTCTGGGCCAGTTCCATGACAAAACAGCGCTGGCAGTTGGTGGTCACCTGAACATCAGCCAGAATGTCTCTGTTAAAGCAAGCGTGGGCTTTGCAAACAACAGTGATGCCGTCGCAGGTATCGGCATGAGCATCGGTAACTAAGTAAAAACCATTGGGTGTCTTCGGACACCCTTTGTCAATTCTGGAGACTCGTCATGGGTTATCAAACGTGTGCTGATTGCGGCTGCCGTATTCGCAGTGGCTATTGCACCAACTGTCAGGAAGAGGCTTACATCATGGACATTCAGAATGTAGAGCCTGATTTAGAGTTCAGTCAAGAGTTCACGCAAGCCGCCGCAGAACAGCGTGCTCAGGGCAACAAAGCAGAAAGGAAAACACGATGAGTTATGGTATCATCAAAGCACTTAAAGCAGTTGGTGAAGACGTTGATAGCCAGTTCAACGCCAGCCCGTTTCATGCAACAGACATTCGTTTGACTTGGGCACAGCAGGCAACAAATGACGATTTCATTGATGAGTTCACTCGCATTGATTTCCGTGTGTTCACCAAGCAAACTCATCCCAGCGAACTCCAGCACAAAAAGATGGAAGACTACACGCTGGGCTTCGAGTTTCGTTGGGATGCCAGTGCTGAATCTCCTGACGCCTATGTTCGTTTTGGGCTGTATTCTGTTTCAGGCCTGGAAGCAACTATCCTGCCGTGGTTCACGTATGAAGAATTTGTCGATCACTCCGCTTTTGGTTTATGTAACAGGCTGGTAGGACAAGTTTCTCACGCACCTAGGTTTCAGGCGCATTTAAAAGAGTATACCGATGCCGCCGTTGATTCAGGATGGATTGCAGATGTTCTAAGTGCATTTGCCGATCAGCGTACCATGATCAAGTCATGCCTGTAGCCTACGAGGCTGTTGTCGAACTTGTGGAAGAAGACGGCAGCTATGACCTACCTGAACTTCCACCCAAATACTCTGCGTTTGTCCGTGACGTTTGGACCAACAAACGTATCGATGTAAAGACACGCGGAGTTACTAAACTGCCTGAGGGCAAAATTCGTTGGTCAAGGTCCCAAGAACTTGTTGAATGGTTCGACGTTGACCCTTCTCGCTACACGTTATTTATTGTAAGTCCGTATGACGGTCCAGCAGAGGTTGTTGAAGATGATCGAGAAGCATAATGTACGCACGGCTGTTGTAAAATTCCGTAATGAAGAATACCGCATGTTCTTCTTGGGCTACACAGCATACATCGATGTGCGCAAGTTTTGGGAAGAGCAAGTTGGCGCACGTACTGACCTGTTCGTTCCGCCAGAAGGTCGCATGGCAATCCATATCGAAAACGGTATGGAAGAACTGACTCTTGCTACACTTGAAGATCTCAAGCAAGCTATCCACGGTCTGCGTAACCACACCACTTGGTGGGACTACGTGTCCGAAGAAAAGTTCGAACGCCTGTGCATGTTTGCTCAAGTGTTGAGTGAGGTAGAAGCGAATGGTGAATGGACCAAGCTGCACCTCAACAATGAAACGTTTGTCTGGTATGAATAAACAACCTCCTATAAGGACTATCGAATGAATATCTATCTTGGAAATGTGGACGCACGGGCGCAGCTTGCTAATGCCCTGCCTGTTGTTTTAATCGATGGCAAAAAACTTTCAAGCAGCCTCGTGCCTATCTCTCACGTAATGCAGTGGCAGGCAGGCACTATTCAGCTTCAACTGATCAACGGTCAAGATGCACCGAACCGTGATGGTATCTATCTGTGTACTGACATGAACGGCAATGTTCGTTATGGCCTGGTGACTGCTACCGCTGCTAATTGCTATCGCTTCCAAGAGCACTACGCTAACGGCGGCAGTACAATGTGGTTCGACAAGGCAAGCGCGGATGATGGTGTTCTCTCCGAAGATGAACTTGATATGAATGAACTGTCTAACTGGATGCTGTTGCTGCCCACGGACAGTGTGAACCGCAGCGACAAGACAAAGTTCCCAGAGAGCTACAAGCCCTCTGATGAGGCGACACCGTGCAGCGTCGTGCCAAATCCATGCGACAACAGAACGCAGGCACAAAAGAATCAGGCTGAAACTGACAGCGCAAAAGATCGCGAACAGGCAGACGGCGAAGCGCACTATCGGAACTACCGTTGGCTGAGAAACATTCGTGGTCGTTACCTTGATACGTTCGAAAGATCTGTTGCATCGTTCTTGGACGTAAAACGGGAACCGTACTTTCTGGACAGCGTGTCGTTTTCTGATTGGAAGCGATACGCCGAATACCTGCACGACAACGATATCGGACCTGATGTAGTAGGCGCACACGAAATCTCCCGCTGCCGTAACATTCACGTTATTGCTCGTAGTTGCTATTATCGACTCATGGATAAAAAGCCTGCGCCTAACGTGTACTTTGACCAAGAACTGGAGAAACTGAGAAATGGTAGAACTCGCTAAAGGCCCTGTCGGTCGACTGCTGGTAATGTGGATTGCAGTCATGGTTTACTGTGAACTGCGACTTACTGATTCTGTACCAGAGGAGCCTTTCGGACTTGCTTGCATGTTTGCTGCCGGGATCGCTATCGCACGCATGACGCCTCCTGCCTGTGAGGCATTTCGTAGTTATTGGCACCAAAGAAGGAAGAACTAATGTTTCAGCGATTGAAAGAGTTTTTAGAAATCTGGCCGACTGTTGATCAGGCTCTGACCAAGAAAGCCCGCTGCGTCAAGACTGGCCATCACCACTATGTTGTGAAAGACAAGTCTGGTCAGGCAGAAGCCCAGCAACGTGAGACTGATAGATTGTGCCCTCAATCCGACGAGCAACCTGAGTACGAGAAGATTCGGCTCACCATTGCGCGCGAACTTGCAGCCGATACCACACCCTATCCCAAGCTGTTATCCTTTGGTACAACTGGCAGAGTGATTGTGATGGCATTGAACTATGACGTAAACATTGCAGACATGATGGACTTATAATATGCTTAAACGTATCTCATTCGGCTCAGCACTTCCTTACCTCGAAATTCGTCACGACAAACAGCCCAAGCGTAGTCTGGTGCTAACTGACAGATCGTTTGAGTTCAAGCCCGGTCTCAACATGCTGGTGGGCGCTAACGGTAGTGGCAAGTCAACCTTGCTTGAAGCCATTGCAAAGCGCTTCCTGTGTTTCAACTTCGGTACGCCAAACCTCGATAAAGAAACGTTTGGCTATATGTCAGAGCTGTGGCAAGAAGACGAAGAACATTCATGGCGCGATCACAAGTTCTTGCCTTACGTCACAGCGGAATACGATCAAGTTCCTTACATGATGTACGCCAGCCCTGAGTTCACACCTCTGGGACAACCGAATCGTGCGTATGCCATGTGCTATGGGCTGGGCAAAGCAGCCACTGAACACTATGACATGGTAGACAGTCACTCCAGCGGTGAAGGTATGCGCAACGTCATGGCCAAGATGTTCAACATCCTACGCGGCGCAGAACGTCCCATCAATCGTAATCAGGTACAGAAGCATGATTGGCGGGATGAGCGCGATAGTGGCAAGCGCCAAGTAAACTGGCTTGATCAAAACATACTGCCTCAGCCTGACGCTCCGATGGTGTTGCTTCTCGATGAGCCGGAACGTGCGCTCGACCTGCAGGCTCAACTCGCCTTCTGGGCAGACCTGACGAAACTCACAGCACAGCCCAACGTGCAGGTCATCATTGCAACTCACAGCATCATCCCACTGTTCATGCCAGACATTCAGGTCAACTATGTTGAAATGACTGAGGGCTATGCGGACAGTCTGCGTACTGGAGTTGAGAAACTCAACAAATAACTGGTCAAAACAACTACTGCAAAAAGGAGCTCTGTATGCTATACTTACTAACGGGCAGTCAATCACGAAAATACAGGGACTTCACTATGAACAAACATCAAAAGCGCTGCATCATGCGGGCGTTCTGTTTTGCGGTAGGCTTGTCGTTTGTTTGCGGCCTGTGTGTTGGTTATTTTATCTGGTACGCTCAACTCGACTTTACTTTGTTTGCCGTGTCCACTGGTTTTGGTGTTGTTCTTATCGTGGCACTGTTGGAGATTGGCACATCGATTGCCAACTGCCTTGCACATGGACGTGTTAATGCTCGTCGGTACATCAACCGTACCGTACGCAGAGCACGTTATGATTTCGTCAACCATAGATAATGCGAGGGCATTATGATTCCGTATTACCACAGTCCGTTCTATTCTTCCTTGATCATCTGGCGTAAGCGCTTGCGTAACTGCATGGCGTTGCTGATAGGCATAATGTTGTTTCATGGGCGTGTGCCTCCTCCTGAGTCCATACCTGATATGTGGTTCTGGACAGGCGTTGTGTTTGGTATTGTGCTGCTGGTCTGCTACGCAATGGTGTGTCAGTACGAGCGCTACATTGTTGAGGCGTGTGGGTATCTCAACAAGAACACAATCATTGGCGTGACAAATTTTAAATCCATCCACAAACGCCACGTTAAGTGGTTCCGTCGTGAGTTCAAATCCGACCCTGATGACACTAACTCTTGGAAGATATAGTATGACTATGCTGCGCAATTTTACCGCTGTACTGCCTGTGACCTGTAACGCCGACTGTGGCTTTTGTCCTGAGAAAGAAATGGAACAGAAAGCCAAGCCCAAAGACTGGCAAGAGGCGCTGATTGATTCCATCGTTGATAACGAACATCGTGTTGACCACGTTTCTATTAGTGGCGGCGAGCCAACGCTTCGCATGAACTTCCTGTTTGAGACCATTGATGAGATCTTGTCGCGCACAGGCATCGGCAATGTGGGTCTGACAACAAATGGCCGCTTCCTTGAAAGCCCAAACAGCGTGCTCAAGTTTCTTGATCTGAACACTGACCGCTTGCTGCGTAGCAAGTTGAGTCACCTGAATATCTCCATGCACTCGTTTGACCGCGCACTGGCAAACAAGATCATGGGCGTTGAATACTCGTGGACAATGGACGACCTTGTGCGCTTCCGTCGTCAACTCGGCCGTGACGTTAGCTTTCACATCAACTTTGTGATCAACGAACACAACATCAAAAACATCGAGCATGAGTTTATCGCTGCCCGCGATTTCATGCACGCCAACCCTTGGATTGATGTGGTGTTCCGTATTGACTATAACAACGCCAAGCTCAGCAAAGACCTGCGTGCTTATGGCCAAAGCGTTGAAGCATGGCGCGAGTCAACTCGCGGTAGTATCAAGGAAGAGAAAGCGGCACGCAAGCGCATTCTCAAGCAACCAAAGATGTTGCAAATGTTCGACGAGATCTTCAATGGCAGTCTGGCTGATAGTTTCAATGATGATTGGCTGCCAAGCTCTGACGGTCCTAATACGTCAGCTTGCCCGAGCTGCTTTACTCATCAAAGCCCAGAGATCAACAACAGCTTTGCGTGGCTGAAAGCAAGTTCGTATGAACCCAACGACGATGAGCCTGAGTTCACCGAGCTGGTGTTCCACATGGACGGCAAGCTGTACTATGACTGGTCACGCAACACGCCAGCCAAGAAAGACACTTGGTCACCAGCCAAGGCTGAAAAAGCTGTTCGTCGCATTCGTAGGTCGCGTTTTGATCTTGAGCCTAAAGCTGAGGAGCCTAAAGCAAAGGCAGTCAAGAAGCGTCCTGCTAAAAACAAAAAGGTAGAGTTCGACGCATCGGACTTGGAAGAAACAAATACCTTTCGTCGCAAGGAAGAGCAGATGCCAAAAGGCGGTACATGTAGTTACGATGATCGTGGCAAATGCAACTATAGAGGTTAATCATGGCAGTAGGCTTTGCAAAAGATGACGGTGTTAACGACACCATTGAGAGCAATATCAACAACGAGATTGATTTTGCTCGTGCCCAACTCATGGGCGTAGGCTCAGAGTATTGCTTGGAATGTGATAGAGAGATTCCTCTCCGCCGTCGTCAAGCAATGCCCAACGCCAAGTATTGTGTCGAATGTCAATCAGACCACGATGGCACAAGTCACAGCTATTATAATCGTCGCGGCTCTAAAGACAGCCAGCTGAGGTAATCATGCAGCCAATCATTGTACCAACAAGTGATGGAATAACATCCCCTATTCAAGAACGAGGTGTTCTTGGAAATGAAATTAATCCTCAGTTACATGCATTAGCTAAAGCCTCGGCTAATCTGCGTAAACATCTGGAGGAGAAGGGCCTGCCTGTTATCCGCTACGAAATTAAGTCTGATGTATGGTTAGCCTATTTCAAGCAATACGGCAATCATGAAATACTAACTACCCTCAAGTCGCTGCTTGGCCAGCGTTCGCCTTACGTCGGGCGTCGTTTGGAGATAATGATCTCTTCTGTACTGGACCTTCCTGAAAGAGAGAAGCCAATGTTCTTCCAAAACATTCGGAACTCCTACAGTGGAGACGCACCTTCTGATTGCTCAGAAGATGAGGAAGAGGATGATGTGGGTTCTGATCCTATTGTCGAACAGCCTTCTGTCTTAGATTTAAAGCGTCAACGAATTATTGATCGTCTTATGCAAGAAGACGAAGTGGAAGATGCTTTACGCAGCTACAGAACCGACCCTGTGTCGCAGGCAAAGCGCCGTGTGATTGAATGTATTCTTGCCGAAGCTGATTGGCTGAACGAACTTAAGGAAATGCAAAGTGAATAATAAAAAACCAAAACTCAACCAGACAGTATCGAGGTTTTCAATGCCTGCTAAAACTCCATTCAGTCCTCAGCAGTTTGCTGATCATCAGGCAGAGCAACGAGAGTTCCGTGAGCAGTGGTTGATTAAGAGAACGCAGGAAGTAAACGAAATTCTGTATCATCTGGCTGGCGGCAAACCTCAGAAGTCCATGCTCAATATGCGCAACGAACTGGACCCAGACTATGTTGATTACATGATCAATCGCAGTGAGCAGCCTGAACACAAGCACATCAACAAAGATACTATCCTGATCTTTCTTGATCTCGGTACTTGGTTGGTTTGCGACGACAAACTGCTTACCGATTTTGCTCAATTGTTCATTGATGTGGGCTGGGGCCCTCACACATCGGCTCATATTCGTGCCGGCGAGAAGTATGACGTGTGGCTGGCACTGGAGAACGTTGCTGAGCCTGATGAAGATGAAGATGAGGAAGAAGACGAATGATCAACATTCCACTTTCAGACTTAACTGTAGCCAAGTCTGGTGATCACACAGTTATTTCTATCGATGACTATGTGCGCCACATCGGACCTGAGGTCGGTATCTTTTATGAGAAGTCACTTGACCTCAGCGCTCAGGGTTTCAATCGTCGTCAGGTAGCGTGTGTTATGCATATCTCCGTGGAAGAAGTTGCTCGTCTAGCTACAGGCAATCGGCCTTATCCTGAGATTCACGCTATGAACGCAACAGATTCTCAGGAACTGCCTGAGCCTGATACTATCGATCTTGACCGAGAGTTGCGTGAGATTGATTTTGTATTCGGTCTCCATACTCCAAAGCCTCGTCGTCGTATGGAAGACCCGAAAATAAGCCAAGCAGCACGCATGTCCCAACTAAAACGGCGTTATGAGAATGCACCCAGTAACATTCCATATCAGTCTCAGGACGACACAGCCGTTATGGTTGCTACTGCTGCCGCGGTGTATGTTGCAACATCGGGCAGTGATAGCGATACGTGCAGTCGGTCAAACGATGATTATTCATCACCGTCACCATCGTATGATTCGCCGAGCAGCGGCAGCGATAGTGGTGGTAGCAGCGGTTGTGACTAAGGAGCCTATATAGTGAAACGCTTAATTGCTTTTTTCCAACGCTGGTGGCACAGCGATGAGATCGAACAGCGTGACCGTCGTCTTCGCCGTATTGAAGAAGAGTTGAAACACAAAGCGCTGGCGATGAAGAATGAAAACGCAAAGCGCGGGAGTTGGTGACTGGCCTCGACCAACCCTACAAGCAAGAGGCCAACAAGTCTAAGCAGCATTTCAATAGACTTATTCGCAAAGCACGGCAGATCCATGCAGCACCCCTTGAACCTGCTGTGGCCGAAATAATTCGGGAGGCTACCATGCACGTACCGATTGAAATCAAAAGAGACTTCTTAGCTGTTAAACGCTTTTGTTATTGGCTTGCCATTGAACTCCGTCAAGGTACGTTGCTGCTGAACGCTGAGGCAGATCGTCTTTGTGTGATTGAGTCCTGTCGGCTTGTGCTCGAATCTAATCGCCCACACTTTGTGGCTTATACTGTAAACGAACATATCTGGCCTGCACTTAATGCTGCCGTTGAACTGCGTGCCGTTGAAATTGTTACGCGGGCTGCAAGTGCTGCCGATTACTTTGTTGACGAAAATGCAAAAATTGCCTATACCCGAGGAGAGTTAGATGCGCCCGAATAACAACGCCCAGTTCGACGAACACCAGATCAGTGCTGATGGTATCATGGTTGAAGTGCTGCGTGCATTCGGAGACTGTGCTGAAATGCTGGTGGTATGCAGTGACGAACAACTCCGCAAGCTGCTGGTTCAGTTCGGTACTTCTTACAGCAACATCGAAGAAGACAACCGTCTGGAACTGCTTTATCTCCTGACCAAGAAAGTTGTTGATCAGGACGACGCTCTCCGTGTTGCTGCTTTCTTCACAAGCGAGTTCGGTGCCAGCGAGGACGATGATGTTCTGCTCCACCTGTGCGAAGGTCTGGTCGACTACACCTCATTACTTGGTGAAGACGACGATGAAGAAGACCAAACTATCTGCGATGAATGCGGACAGGACTTTGATTCAGTAGGCCGGTGTGGTTGTGCCACCAGCTATGACTTCGACGAAGATCATAAAGAGGACAATGCCGTGATTAAATCTAAAAAGACAAGTGAAGTGCTGGCAGTTAACTATTCCAATGCTGTTAACGCACTGCGTGACGATGTTGTGCTGACCATGGTACCACACATCATGTCCGTTGAAGGTGCCGACATTCATGTGCATACTGCCGAGCAAGTTCGTCTGTGGCTGCAACAGGCAAGCAAGCGTGACCTGATGAATGTGCTGCATAACATCGTGGCGCCTGATGAAGAACTGCGTGATCACCCTGTAGTTGAACAGAACCCTAATCTGTTCAGCGAAAAGCACATGGTGCTGCTGGAGATTCTCAACGAACTCCATCCGCAAGATCCTCCATCCGATGAAGTCGAAGAAGACGATGACGCCGATGACGAAAACTTCACCCTCCGTTCGTAGTCCTGAATTTCCACACATGACAGACACGGAAGTCGAGTCATTTCTGTTGGCGCCTGACAAATGCAACTTTGTTAAAGTGCGCAAGCTGCCCGACGGCGAGTGGATTGGAATATACAAACTCGCCTTCACATGGAGCGTGTGCTGTGGCATAGGTGAGATTACCAGCTTCAAGTATCGTTGGTGTTTTGAGCACCGTGAGGAAGCTGAATACATGTTTGCTAATCTCGAAGCCTATGATGATCCACCTCATGAAGATCACAGGCACAGCCTGCGTGGTCATCGTTATTGGGGACGTGAGCCTCTTCTCAGAATGCAAGATGAAAACGGAATAGACAGATGGTAAAGCAGCCTAACGAAGTACCTGAAAAAATGCGTAAGCGATTGCCTGATAGCCATGTGTTGCCACATGGCTTGAAGCAGAACCCAAACATCGGCAATAAAATTCCTGAATCTCTGCGTAAAGGCATACCTGATAACCATGTGATGCCTGATTCGAAATACGATTCTTTTTGAGGTGAATATGAGACATATCTTAGCGCGGCTGTTTCAATACTGCTGCTCCGGCGATTGTCCAGACACAGATCTGGTTGAGATCGTCACTGAGTACGACGGCACGGTTGAGTCCATCGATGAGGACCCAAGCCCGTTCTTAAACTATCTGCACCTTGAGTGTGACCTGTTAGATTGGTTCAGCATTCGTGAAGCACTCGCTTTGCTGTGTGGCAAACAACTGCCTCGTCTGTTTGAAGAACGCCTCGAAGGTGCTACTACCATTGAGCAGTTCGATCAGGTCATGGGCCCTTATCTGGAACTGGACCATGAGCAATAAAGAATCGACGCTGATCATTCCAAACGCAGAAGACCATCAGGGTATTGATTGCGCCGTGATTCTTGTCGATTCTCAGATTGAGATTGGCAAGCAGCGCATCGAAAGGACACTGGCTAATTTCAACATGTCGGCCAGTGATATTTTCTATGACCCATGCTGGTACGATGGAACGGAATCTCAAGGCGGCTGGGGATGTACGTTGGACGATGCAACCAAAGAGAAGCTGAATGCCTCTAACGACAAGTCTCTGTGGAAAGTTGGTATGCTGAGCGGTGATGACATTGAGCAGATGCTGGATGTTATTCGTGACACAGGCCACGCAATGACTCGACGTGCCCTAGCAACCAGCGCTAGTCGCAGCACTGACCCTAAAAAGCGTACTGTCCGCCTTGAACTAACGCTGGCAGAATACGACAGCTTGAAATCAAAAGCTGGTGGTCAATCCATTCAGGACTACATCAAGAGGAAACTCCTGTGATAGATTTTAATCCAATCGCACTGCGCCCACTGATCAAGAAGTTCCAGAAGGGCCTTGCTCCACTGACCAATGACGAAGTTCGCCAACTACGTGCTTACTACCGCATGGCCAGCGATGTTGCAAAAGCTGACCCAGCTCTGGAAGGCGTTAGCTCTTACGTCAACCTCAGCTATCAACAGCTTGACCGTTACTTTGAAGCACGCAAGATGCAGGAAGAAGAGGACATTCCTGCTGTCTACGATACGTCAGGTGAGACTGTTGCATCACCGCCTCGAAAACCATAATCTGTAAATAACACTAGGGAGATCTGAAAAGATTTCCCATTGTGCATTCTGCTGGAGAAAACGTATGCCACGACCTATGTCTAGTCCATATCGCTACATGGAGATTACGCTGCCAAACATTCAGGCTTTCTTAGAAGACTTGCGTCAGGACAGCGATTCCAAAGAGTGTGTGAAACTAATGCAGCCGCATGTCTGCAACCCTGAGATTACAATCTATGCTGCTTTTTACGATAGCCGCCCTGTAGCCGTGTTGGGTATCTATCGCGGCATGTATCTGGCTTTTGTAATTGTACGTGAGCCACATCGCAGACAAGGTGTTGGTCGCTGCTTGATTGAAAAGTACGCCACCCGAGTTCAGTCCATCCTGATTAAACATGCAGATCGTGGTAACAGTCTGGCGCACAAGTTTTTACGCAATGTTGGTTGGCGTGATTACAAGCAGATGGACCCAAAAACTGATTCAATGATACGTGAAGATTTCAAAGCATAGGTAATTTATGAAACTCGGTTTCGCCTGCAAGTATATCGACTACAACGGCAAACAGCCTTTTGCCAGTCGCAGTGTTAATTTCAGTCAACTGTCCAAGCTCGACCCTGATCAGCAAATCGACAAGCTGATTGAGATTGCAGGCCACAATGTTGCTGTGTTGTTTAGCATGATTGAGCACGTGGGCAAACAGCGTCCTGACTTGCGCATGTTCCGTATTACAAGCGACTTGCTTCCACTGTTTACGCATCCCAAGGTGCATCACCTGTATGCGCGTCACGTCAATCATCTAGTCAGCCCTGTGCTGGCCATGTGTGGTAAAGTGGCTCGTCGTCATGGTGTGCGTCTTAGCTTTCATCCTGGTCAATTCACGGTGCTGGCCAGCGACAAGCCTCATGTGGTAGACAGTGCGATTCAGGAGCTTGAGTACCATACATGGTGCGCCGTACAGATGGGTTATGGTCAAAAGTTTCAAGATTTCAAGATCAATATTCATCTTAGCGGTGCCGGCGGCGCAACTGAGTTTCGTCGTAATTTTAAACGTCTCAGCCAAGAGTGTCGTCGTATGCTCACAGTTGAGAATGATGAAGTCTCCTCCAGTGTTGAACAGTGTTTGACGCTGGCGGATATCTGTCCTGTTGTTCTCGACATTCATCATCATTGGGTTATGACCAACGAGTACATCATGCCCAGTGATGTCCGGGTTCAACAGGTTATTGGCTCATGGCGTGGCGTGCGTCCAACAATGCACTTCTCTGTGTCGCGTCCTGAGTTCGTTCCTAGCGTCGGTCTGCCTGACCAAAACAAGCTGCCAGTAGCTCGTGGTAAATTGCGTGCGCACTCTGACTACTATCACAACGAGGCAGTCAATGAGTGGGCTTTAACTTTTGACCAGTTTGATATTATGTGTGAGTCGAAGGCGAAGAATCTAGCCCGTACGTTGCTGTTGCTAGACAAGCCGTATTCGACAAATCAATGGTCAAAATAGCGCTAGATACTGCAAGCCTGTCGTGCTATACTTTGCATAGGCAGACGTGTCGCGTTAAACGTTTCAAAGAGGCCTGTTTAATGTATACTGCACCGTCTGAAAAACCCAAGTCACGAATCCACGATCTTGACCTGAGCCAAATCAAGCTCAAGGTTGTTCCACCTTCTCGTCGCACCTATCGCCTTGCACTCAACGTGCTGGAGATTGCGCCTGAGGTTAAACGTGCTGCTCGTCGCGCGGGGATCGTGATGGGTATCGACAACTTCCGTGAGACGTTCACAGGTGAGCGTAACGAACTTGTGAACCTCATTCAAAAGCACCTGGCGCCTAACAACCCTGCTAAACA